GGATTATCCCACGTGCAGCGTGGCATGATTTACCGCTGAGCAATGCGACTATAGCGCACAATGTCAAGCTGCGCAATGGTAAGCTTGAGCCTTGGCGTGAGCGTTTAGCGGTTGGTGCATCTGTGACCGATGCGGTCTGTGTGTGGTATCATGGCTGCTGCTATTACACCTTTGACAAGTGTGTAGACATGGCTGAGTATGTCACAGATTATGGCAGATTATATTTCACCGGCAGACAGGATTATCCAGAGGTCGCAAAAATTGGTAGTGCTTGTGCTCTTGATTATTTTAGGCTTGGTGTTCCTAAGCCTGCTTCCGTTCTTCTGGTAAGCGGTGCAAGCTCAGACGGTCGTAATTGTGCAGAACGTTCCTACGTATACACGTATGTAAATCAGTTTGGTGAGGAGGGCGCACCGTCTCTCCCGTCCAGTCCGATCACGGTAGCTGACGGTACTGCGGTCACAGTCTCTAATTTCGAGGTTCCCGCCAGTGTCTATGGTGTGACGCACATCAACATCTATAGAACTTCGACTGCATGGTCAGACGGCTCCAACATAATCCAGACACCGCAGACTGAGTACCTGCTGGTGGCAACTATACCTATTACCGCCACGATATACACGTCTACATACGTAGACACAGTCTTAGAGAAAAACTTAGGCAGCGCTATCACAACTGAGTACAATCGTGAACCGCCTGAGAGACTGCGTGAGATTAGATACCTGCGCGGTACTGGTGTACTGACAGGAGTTACTACCAACAAGGTGCATTTCAGCAAGCCGTATCAGCCCAGCAACTGGCCAGCTGAGTATGACTTAACGCTCCCGTACAATATTGTGAATATCCAGACCCTTGGTAACAGGTTGTTTGTATCTACTGACGGCTATCCGTTCGTGATAAATGGTGCACCAAACTGTGAGGCACATCAGTGCAGAGCTGTGAACGAGGTGTTCACTCCGCTGCCGGACATCAGCTGTGGGCACGTCAACAGCTCAGCAGCTACTCCTTTTGGTATGGTGTACTCGTCTAAAGACGGTTTAGTGCTGGTGTCTCCTGATGCTAAATTCCAGGTGATAACCTCAGCCTGGTTCAGTACTGACGACTGGGTAAAGATTAGACCTGACACGGTACGCCTTGCATACTGGCGCGGCTATATTATCTGTGTCACAGATGTGATTGCGTTCATGCTTGAGATAGACGCAGGCGTGTACAATGACAGTAAGATTTCACATCTGGTAACTATATCTGATGCGCCTGTAGCTCTGACTACCACGCAGTCAGGTGAACTGATTATGCTTGAGGGTAATGTCCTGTGGCAATGGAACGCAGGTACTACTTATCGTGAATACAAATGGACTTCACGAGAGCTTAACTTTGGCGGCACATCAACCCCATTGGCCTGCAAAGTTAAGACTGACGGGATTCAGTTACTTCTGATTGATATGGACGGACAGCATCTGTATGAGCGGTTTGTACCAGATGAGGAACCAGTAAGATTGAAAAGACTGGGGCGTCAGCGTTCGTGGCGTCTGTCTTTCACAGGAACCGGCACAGTGGAATACGCTGCGCTGGGTATGCTTTTAAACACACTTGAGGGAAATACTAACAATGGCACTGCAATATAAATACTTAGAGCGTCCTAAGGACGTAGATACCTGTATTAAACTTCTGCATGACGACATCATTCCGCTACTTAAAGAGCACTGGGATAGAGACGGTCTGCCGTTTTACGAACGACCTTTTGAGCTTAATGTAGAAGCTTTTGCACGTCTGTGGGTAACACAGGGCATTTCAATTGTGCTTGCCTATGACAATGGTACAGCCGTAGGTATATTTGTAGGTGTGCGCTTTACTCCTATGAACTTTGGCGTAAAGGTTCTACAGGTTGAAAATTGTTATGGGCGTACTACCGAAATTGAATCTGGACTCTATAATTATATAAAGAGCATCCGTAGCATACTTGGTTTCGAGGAGCTGTGGGTCGCAACAGATTCAAATCATACACCAGACTGCTTTGAGAAAATTCCTAAGGTGTCTGAGATTGTGCGTTATAAATAGGTTAGCGTATGACGGCGGCAAACTATAATTACACCTACGATAATAAAGTCGATCAGAAGTGCAACAAAGGCATTGATGATGACGGCAAGGGTTTGCTCTCCAATTTGTGGAGCTTAGTCCCTGCGGTAGTTGCTGCCTATAATACTGGGCAGGCGATTGACTATGCTTTGAAGCAGTACGATATTGCCAAGACCTATCTGAAAATATCCCAGTGGTGGCGTGGTTACTACAATGCCTACTTCAAACCGCTTGAAGATCAGGAATTGTCAGATACTATGGCGCTGACGGAGACTACGCCGTATTACGACACTATGCGTGGCAGAGCACAGACGATTGGCAGGATTCAGTTCAAGAATGCCGCTAATCAGGCAGTACAGTGTACCTCAGAATACTGCACTGGACTCAGACAGCAGTTACTGTTTGAGACTTCTGAGAAGGAAGCCAGAGCTATAGCTACACTGACTGGTGCCGGGTACCGCAATGAGAGATCTTACTATGAGGCACGTTCTGATGTACGCTGGAAACGTATGATAGCGACCGCTACTCGTGGTAGAGATATGCAGGCTAATGCCGTCAATTCAGCACAGCTTGCCTACGGCATTTACGGAGACTTGGGACAGCAGGCGGCTGAGGGTGCTGTCGGTGCGGCAGCTGCCTTTAGTTATTTTGAGAACCGTAACAATACGCTATATCCTGGTTTCAGGCGTGGCACCTTAAACAGACAGCAGTCTACTCAGGCTGGTACTGCGGGGGCTAATCCAAGTTCAGGATATGTACAGAACGCCAACGGCAATTTAGTAGCTGCAGATCCGCAGCAGATGGGATAGTAAAATGGCTGCATGTATAGCTGCAACTGACGCGCGAGTAACTATCGCAAATGCTTCTGATGTAGGTTCTAAAGCTGGTGATACAGTATCCAAGAGTATCTCTGACGCTCGTGATAAACAGCACGCAGATCTTGAACCGATAGCGCGCCGTATGTGCTCATGGGCGGCACCTGAGTATGGTACAGTCGGTGAGAGCTGGGACAGGAAAGCTATGCTGGCCGCTCAGATTGCTATCTATGCGTCTATCATAGGACTTAATACCTATATTCAGAATAAGAACCACGACATTGCCAGTTCTTATGCCGATATATCCAAAGACAAGTGGAACAGATTTAAGGATGCTTACGCTGCGCTCGAGAAAAAGATGATTGCGGAAGCTCAGAATACTCCTGAGCCTGTGGTAGATTACGGGGATGCACGTAATAGAGCACGTAACGCTGTGAACTTTGCGTTCAATTCTGCTAAGTCAAGTATGACCCGATATGCTAAACTATACGCATTGTGTATGGATGACAGCTTGGATTTGGCATATGCTAAGTCAATTATGCTTGACGATACAGCTAACTATAATTACAGAAATGATGAGAATTTCCGAGACTATAAATCTGACAAACGCTGGAACCGCAGATCTGACATTCTGAACTTAGGTAGAAACACACAGGCTACAGCTTTTAGTTACGCACAGCACGCAAGCGAAGCGTTCGCAGGACTTGCAGGTGCTATAGCTCAGGCAGGTAATGGTTTATCAGGTTTATTTGGTTATCTGTTAAACCGGAACGAGACAGTATATCCTGCACAGTTCTCACAGGCGTCGCTGTTTGGCAACGGGTTCACAGTAGCCGGTGGGTTCAATCAAACCACAGTAGGTTTTTAGGAGGGTGCTATGCCAATCTTTATTCCTGATTTATTCGGTGGCTATCTGAAAGGGCGCCAGGCAGCTATTGCAGACAACTGGACTGACTTAAACCAGTTTAATAAGGTGCTCGGCGGTCAGATGCAGAACGCCTACAATCAGCAGACTATGGCAGACAGAGCACGTATGTCCAATGCAGCTGCAAATATATCGGACATGAACCAGGCCGTAACCGGAGCTACGGCTGACCAGCAGTTAGGTCTAATTCAGCAGCAGAAATTACAGCGTTTGAATGAGTTGAAAGCCGCAGCTGATGCGGCACAGCTTAGATATCAGACTGCGCTTGCGGAATACAATCAGCAGAATTTAGATCTTGATACTGCAGTTAAGAGAGCACAGGCTTTAAACGCTGCGATGAACCCACAGTCAGCCCAATCTCAGCAGGGTGGTACAGGTAGCGCCGGTAGCACAGGTGCCGCAGGTGGCACCGGTAGTGTGTCTATTGGATTGAATCAAACACCAATGGGCACTGGTTATGGTACTAATCAGTAATGACATAGGGTAGAGCTATGGCAAAGTATGATCCGAAACTAACACAGCTTGTAGATCAGGCACTGGATACTCCTCAAGCAAAAGCTTTCCTCGATATGATACAGGCATCTGAGGGAGGTGCGTTCGACCGTACTTTCGGCAATGAGCAGTTTACTGACTTCTCCAAGCACCCGAATAAATCTGTAGCCTTTACCGATAAGAACGGCAGACAGTCCTACTCCACAGCGGCAGGTGCATATCAGATTTTAAAGCCTACATGGGACGACATTTCAGGCAGAATAAATGCTAAAGATTTCTCAGAGCGCAATCAGCGCAGAGCCGCTTTAGCTTTAGCTTTCCAGAAACCTGGCATGTATCAGGCGATTATGCAGGGCGATCTGAATAAGATTGTAGACGGTGCCAACAGCATCTGGACGTCTCTCCCTAATTCCGCAGAAGGACTGAAACGCCACGCTGTCCGTTCAGGTGACTATATTACCCGTGCTTATAATTCTGCCCGTCAGAGTTATGGTCTGCCTACTGTGGCAGGCTATCAGGGCAGTACTGCAACCGGTGCTGCAATCTCTCCTATGAGCAGCAACCAGAATTTCTTTGCCAATATGGCAATGAACTCAATCGGTGGTACAGGCTCTTTCTACGACCGAGCAATGGATACGATCCGCAATAAGACATGGTCAGATCCGGGCAGTATCCCATTTGAGATGATGAACAGTAACGTAGGCAACCGTACTGTGTTCGGCGCACCTGACCTTACCAATCCTCAGAATGTAGACCGTCTGTTAAACCGTCTTGAAGATACAGATCCTACCCATCAGTATGGGCTGTCTTTCACTGACAACGGTCTGCGTCCTACTGTTTCAGTACAGGATACACAGGGTCGCAGAGTAGATATGATAGAGAACCAGCAGGGGAATATTGCCCGTGCCTTTGTAGACGGTAAGCCTGTAGATCCGTCCGCTATCTCTATTGCACCGTCCTCAGCTCCTATCACACCTGTACAGGCTACGCTTGCTCCTCAGGCGCAACAGACTGTCATGCCTACTCCTGATATGCTGCAGCCAGACGAGGCTATTGTCCCAGTCCAGCCGCGCAATCTAGCTGTATCAGGGGGAACATCTGCAGCAGGGGATATCCCTCTCCCTGTGAACGCTGCTGCTGTTGTTCCCCCTGATACTCCTATTACACCTGTGTCGCTGTCACAGCAGTTAGCCGCAGCCATAGGCGGCGATCCTCTCACTCGTGCTCTTAATGAGAACAGAGATCCTAATGATTTAGCACGTCAGTTATTCGCCTAAATTGTATTTGTTGACATATAATATAAATATATTTCAATGAGGGAATTTATATGCCATCGTCTAATTATGATGTCCCAAAGCCGGTCGGCTCTTTACCTAAACCAATAGACTACAGTTCCTCCAGCGGCGGTCGTTCATCTGCCGCTGCCGTCAACGATCCAATGCGACTTGCGCAGGAGATGGCACGTAATCAGAGACGTGCGCAGGCGCAGGCTAACAGGAAACCTACCAAGAAAGAGCAGGAAGAAGCTTTAAAGAACGCCAAAGAACAGCTGCTGACAAGTGCTGAACTGGAAGCACAGCAGTTAATTGACAACGATCCAACTTACAGGAACGGAACCTATCAGCGTAAGAACGAGCTGTTAGACCATTACGAGAAGAATATCCTCCCGCAGATTTTGGCAGCTAATCCTTTATTACGTGATGACGCTGTTCTGCGTGCCAATGTCCAGAGCAGAATTAAATATGTCTTTGACAATGCCCGTAAGGATAACGAGACTGCGTCCAATTTCAGTATGGCTCAGGAGGCGTGGGCTTTAGGACAGTCACTTGGTCGTGGTGGTGACATTGCTTATGACAGCGCATCTACACTTGCGCAGGCTTTAAGAAACGCATCACGTACGGCGGCTGATGATGAGCGTGCTCGTGTTATAAAACAGATTGAGGATAATTACAATACTCAGCTTGATGAACTGAATACCAGACAGCAGATGTTCAATGGTGATCCGGATACACAGAACGCTATTGAACAGCAGAAACAGCAGTTAATCAGAAACCGTAACGACAGTATGCGTCGTCTGGAGGAGAACACAGCCAGACTGCGTGCTGACGATGCCAAGCAGATTGCACTTGAGACTCAGGAACTTCTGAAAGAATATGCGAAAACTGCAGAGAATGAGCAGGCTCGTCGTGCAAGTAACGAGGCCTATAGAGAAACACAGTTAAGACAGGACGAGATTCAAGATAAGTCCTGGGGTCTTTCCAGGAACAATCGTAAAGTAGCAACCATAGCCTCATGGCTTTTGGAACAGGTACCTCAGTTAGCTGTTACGATTGGTCTGACAGCAGCAGGTTCAGCAGTAGGTGGCGGTGCGGGAGCTGCTACCATGCTGGGTCTTACCAGTGCTGTTCAGGGTATGGGTGATGCTGGTATGCAGATATTCAGCGATATCATCAATACTCCAACTGAACAGCTTAAAAACTCTGAGGACTATCAGGAGATTTACCGCAATCTAGAGGGAAAGTATAAAGATCCTGTAGAGCGTGAACAGCTGGCAAAAGCCTATCTTGCCTACAATGCTATGAGCGAGGCTTTACCTACAGCCGGTGCTGTATCAGGTGCGCTGTCATTCTTAGGACCAGAAGCTTTAGTTACAAAAACAGGTGTGTTCAATCGTCTGTTAGACAGTAAATTGCTGAACGCTACCAATTACAAAGGTTTCAATCTTCCTGGTATAGATAGACTCGTCCAGGTATCTCCTACTGCTGCCGTACGTACTAATGCTGCCGCTAACGCTATAGCGCAGCGCGCTCCACGAGCTGGTGCTATGGCGATACTTGGCGGTGCCGGTGAAGTTCCTGAGGAAGTAGCGCAGCAGGTTCTAGGCAATGTAACCTACAGTGATGCTACCGGTATTCAGCGTGATCCATTTGAGGGTGCAGGACAGGCAGCCCTGCAGGCCTTTGCTACAGGCGGTCTTGTCGGTGGTATCGGTGGATTGTTAACCAGTCCTAGTGTAGCTCCGGAAACCGCAGGCACCACAGGAGCAGGACAGACTGGTGCTCAGACACAGCCAGCTCTGCCACAGCAGGCACAAGCTGATACAACATTTACAGGAGAGTATCAGCCAGGTTATCGCTCGACAGATCTTGGTACACCACCTAGACAGGGACAGACTATAAATGTTCCACCTGATATGCAGCAGCCGTTACTTTCTGACCAGCCTAGACTTACGGCACCACAGAATACAGCTGTACAGAATACAAACGTACAGACCGGCACAAATGCGCTGACTATGCAGGGCAGACTCCCCGCTCCTCCGCAGCAGCTGCCTAATATGCCAGCTCCATTGAACGCCGCTGAACAGGCACAGGCTAACCAGATTCAGACCATGCTCACTGAGCCTGTCATTACACCTCCGCTTACTGATGCGCAGTCTCAGGCTATTCAGGCTGTACGCAATATGCTGACTGAGTCTGCTCCTACATCAGTAGAAGGCAGCATCGCTAACATGATGGCGTCAGGACAGCTTAACCCTGCGGCCATAAACACAGCCAGCGGACCTACTGAACAAGCCGTCGCTAACATGATGGCTCGTGCTCCTACGCCTGTAGAGGGCAGCATCGTTAATATGCTGGCATCGGAACAGCCTAACCCTGCTGCAGTTGCGAACACAAACAACGGACTGACCGAACAGGACATCGCTAACATGATGGCTCCTGCTCCTACTGTAGAGGGCAGTATCCGTAATATGATGGGTACAAATCAGGTAAACCCTGCTGCAGCTGTCCTAGATCCTAACAGCGGTCTGACTGCACAAGACATCGCCAACATGATGGCTCCTGCTCAGACGAGTACCGTAGCCAATACCTTACAGGAGACACCAAATGCTAACCTCAGAACAAATCAGGGAATTGATCTTACAAATAGCCAGGCAACAGCCAATAGACCAGGAAACAGCCCTGCAATTGGATCCGAAAACTTTACGCCTGCTGCTGGAAGTAGTGCAGCAGCTCAGAGCGCAGGGACTGGCAGGACCTCACGTCAGGACGCCAGAACGCCTGCTGTGGATGTATCATCTAATCAAACAGAGACTGGCGGGACAGGAAGCAGAGCCGGACGCCGACCAGATAATCCAGTCGCTGATACCACAGGCACGTCAGCAGATCTTGGGCAACGAGGCGGTGTTAGCCCGTCAGTCCAACGCACAGGCGATGGTGAACGCACAGAAGCAGATGGCAGCACTCAACCGGCCAGGTCTAATGTAACCAGTGACAGAACCGACCTGGGTGAGTCCGTTATGGACTTCTCCCCGGTTGATACATCGGAGGTTGACAACTTAGTTGCCGTTGCTGACACGTTAAAGCTTAACGCTGTGAACGTGGTATCTCCTGCCTACAGTCAGAGACTGCAGGATTTACAGAGGAATTTTACCGAGCAGGTAAACAGCGTGATTAAACAGTCAGGACAGAAACTAAGTCCTGACGATATAGCAGAGGCGGCCAATGCCTATGCGCAGTTAGTTATCCGTCTTGAGAACACGCTTGCTTACGTGACACAGGCCTCAATTGAGAACGGTGTTTTAAGTGACGTCCAGATACAGTTCAGTAATGACCTTGTTAACCGTGCCTATGGCAGATTCAATCCTGTTACCAAAGATTTACAGGTTTATTTCTACGAGAAAGACAAGCGCAAACTTGCAGAGGTTATCAGTTCTACGACCTTTGCCCATGAGTACATGCACAACACAGTTGACTATGTACTAACTCATGTGAACTCTATACGCAGGCTGGCTGACAGCGGTAATGAGGCGGCCAGACAGTTCCTGCAGGATTTCAGCGACTTTGCGCACTACTGCGGTATTCCTGAGAATGTGGATCCATTCTGCGAGGCTAACTGGTACAAGCAGGACAATGACAAGTTCCCGCATGAGAATGCCGCAATGCTGTTCGCTGATTACATAGTCGGCAACAAGCCGCTGCCTAGAGACACAGGACTGAACCATCTCTACAGAGGTGCTACGAATTTTGCACGGCGTCTGCGTGACGGCTACCGTATGGTTATTAACTATATCAAACAGGTTATTGATTCGCTCAAAGCAATGTTTGAGTCCGGTAATGACCAGTTTGATTCTACCCATCAGAGCTTCGTAGCTAAGACCAAAGTAGATATAGCAGCCCATAATTTTCCGAACCAGGATCAGGTCTTTAACTTCTTTGACAAGCTCCTGAGTGATTTCTATGCTGACCTTGCGCATGAGCCTGTAGGTCCTGCGATTGAGCCTGACGACAATATCGCAACTTTCGTAGGCGCACAGATAGACAGTTACAATATGGCAGGACAGTATGCAAGTGACGGCATGGACTTGCCTAATTCTATGCGCATGGCTGATGCTTATGTGGCTGAGTGTGTACGTGTGGCAAGTCTTACTGATGCAGAAAAGACATATGAAGCTGTACAGCGTCAGCAGGATCTAATAGCCAGCGCCATTGCTGAGGATCCAGGTCTATTGGTAAATTCAGCCGATGGTCAGACTGACCTTGAATCAGTTACGGTGGCCATGACCTCTGACACAGCTCCATATGACGCAGTCCACGGGATTGTAGATCCTGTGATCCACGGTCTGTCCACTGTGAACGATCCGTCTATTGATGTAATGTCGCTTCCTGATAACAGCTACGAGATAGAGCCTATCTTCTCAGAAGAACAGGAACAGCAGATAAAATCAGAACTGACTGTGGCTATCAATGACGAGCTTGCCAATGGTCTGACAGGAGATTCAACTCCTGTTACCGAGCGTGAGTGGTTCAGTGCGTTTATCAACAACGGCGGTATCGTTGATGAGAACGGTTACCCACAGCCGCTCTACAGAGTAAACCACCAGCTTTCTACAACACCTAGCGGGAAAGAGCTTGAGACTGTAACCTACGGGCGTATGGAGAATCCTGTACGTGCAGGCGATAAGCTTGAGAATGTGGCGGCTTCGGAACGTGCAGCCGTACGAGACTTGATAAACCGTGTACAGACTGCGGTAAAGCAGAACAGACTTGATACCTTCGAGCCTACTGATAAAGACTTAGAGGCTCTGTTCAATGCGCAGATTGACGCCATCATTGCCCGTAATGCGGCAGGAGACGAGGTTTACTATATCCCAAGTCTGTTAAATGCCGCTGACTACGCCGAGATGGATCTCTATGACTTTGGTCCTAATGTGGTCCGTCTGTCTGCCAGCCGTTACAATGCAATACTGCGCAGCCGTCCGCAGGCTAATCAGGCTGAACCTCAGACTGAGAGCGAACTGCAGGAGCAGCTGTCCCAGATTCTGCATCAGTTCCATCTTAAACAGGAGAGCCAGTTAAAAGACGGGCGTTATGCGCAGGCGGTACGAGTAGCTAATGGCAGTAAGACTTTAGCTCAGGCTGAGGCTTACCGTACTGCAACTGTAGGACCGTACAGAGCCAACGGCTGGATGCGAGGCGCAACCCGTGTGCGTTATGAGATAGTTGACGAGAACGCCTATTTCAGATTGTGGGTAATAGAATATTTTGCTACTACAGAAGGAGCGCTTGACAGCCATCCGCTTTACAGGACATACGTCATTACACCGTCTCAGATCCGCGGCGCCAAGCAGGAACTGTACATGCGCTTTCAGCAGCCTATGAACCGCTGGATGCGTGAGAGAGCCAAAGAGTTCGGTATCAATGCTGATGTGTTTGCACATGACATAGGACAATTCTACACAGATCTGCATACCATTGAAGCCAATGTGCAGATGGAGAAAGAACTCAACGAAGCACTGGCTAAAGCTCAGCTGGTTGAAGACCAGACTGAAAGAGCACAGGCGGTTAAGAACGCTCAGGATACTCTCAATAAATTCTACGAGCGCCAGAAAGATAATACAAAGCGTTTTGGTATCCCAGGCGGCAAGTCAGTCGCTCAGTGCCGTACAGAGATGCAGGAGCTTGCCGCCAAGTATGGTGATGAGATTCTGCAGGACGGCGTGGCTATGTTCCAGAAAACCATCAAAGATCTGGTAACTCTGCTGATTGAACGCGGCGTACTGTCTGAGGAATACGTAGCCTCGTTCGGTGACTGGTCGTTCTACTGTCCGTTAATCACCAAGGCAGGCTACAATGAGTCAGCTCCTAATGACGCTGCGGTTATGTTCCCGTCTAAACTTGACTATGCTCGAGAGGGATCTGAGCACCCTGCCGTTGACGCCTATACAGCCTTATCTTTCATCATCCATAAGAGCGGTAATGCTTTAGGATCTACAGCACTTGGACGTGAGGTTGTGGCAAGCTATGAGATCCTGCGCAACCGCTACTCACAGGGAGCTTATAACGCAAGCAATGAGCGCCAGTACAATCAGACCATCAACGGTGTTACAAACAGACGTGAACGGTTAGGCAATCTGGAAATTAACTATTACAATGGTCTGGCAGTCGTACCTACTGCTGACCTGATGCAGTACTATGAGACGGCTATAAAAGATCCTAAGGCACGCAGACGGGAGATAAACCGTAAACGTGACCTGGTTGTACGTGTGCTCCGTCCTGAACAGAAGAGGATTGCTCCTGAGGCGTACGTAGATGAGGGACAGATGAACAGATCTGTTTCTTATTCGGTTATCTTCGATGACAGCACTCCTGAGATGCAGCGTGTAAAAGAAGCTTTCAGGAGACCGTTCTTTATAGATACAGACGCAAAAGAGAAATGGGGCGCAGAAGCTATATATGCCGTGCGCCGTGTAACCTCAGAATATGCGCAGCTGAATACAACCTGGAAACCACTCTTCCCTGTGTTCAACAGCGAGCGTGACTTCATAGAAAAGCTGAACTATGTGTTTACACGCAATTACCGTGACGACCAGGGCGCACGTGTGAACGGTGCCGTAGTGGCCAAACGCTACGCTGCCAATCTGCGCTACACACCTCAGATTGTACAGGCTGCCATAACCAATCAGCCTGAGACAATTGAGGGTAAGGTTGGTGAGTACCTGGTTGAGTTCCAGCGTCAGGGCATTATGCAGGTCAGCAGTCTGCAGACAGCTCTGGAGAAATCAGGACGTGTAACCTCAGCTTTTGTCGAGGGCAAACTCCAGAAGTTAGTTCCGGATCGTACTAAGCGTGAGCAGATAATAAGAGCACTAAGAACCGGAAAATACCCATTCAGTAAATGGGCTGAGATACTGTACTCTATTCCTACATTCTGCGTGTACAAGGCTTTCCGTGACAGCGGACTGAACCCTAACGCTGCGCATTTCCATACCATTGAGCTGATGAATCTGGAGATGAAAGGTCATCTTACCGGCAAGCTGATGCCGTTATTCCCGTTCATTCCGTCTATCACACAGACAGCTACTAATCTGGTAAGTTCCTATGGTTTTGACGTAGGCTCTTTTGGTTCTGTCAAAGAGGCTGACAAATACAGCAGAACTATCAGAGCATGGGGTATGCATTTTGGTATAACAGCATTAGCAAGCGCACTCATTCCAATCGTTGCTGTTATGTTAGGAGACGGTGACCAGGATAAAGGCTACAAAATCATGGATCAATGGTCTATCCAGTCGATAAACTTCTTCCCGATTCCGTTGGGCAGTCAGGATTACTACAAACAGCAGTTAGGTTTTGGTCCTGCCGTATTCAGTAATCAGGCAGCGTTTATAGTGAACCGTGTACTGCGTGGACAAATGACCCTGGGTGAAGCAGCGTCTGCTTTAATCGGCAGTTTCATTCATAACGTTTCACCAGTTGCAGGACCGCAATGGGATATTGATTCCTGGGAAACTTTCTTCCAGAAAGTAATAGCAACGGCACTCCCAAGTGTGGTCGCACCAGTGGGCTATTTGTTTGGCTTTAACAAGAACTATTTCGGCAATACCATAAACCACCCTGAGTATATGTCTTATGGACAGCGTAAGTCTGATGTGGACGTACTGACAACTGAACAGACATTCAAAGATCTGGCTAAGTCTATATATGACGCAACTGGAGGAAAATTTGACCTGACCCCTGAGTCTATCAAAGAGTTTATGAAGTCCTATGCTACCGGAGTCTTTGCAGGTATATTTAACTATGTCACGGAAGATCCACTAGCTAAGGATCCAGCCTACAAATCTACGGCTGAGATACTTGGTCCTATGTGGACATCTTTCGGTCTCACAATGGGATACGGTACAGTCGGTAACGTTGACCGTCAGCTATACTATAAGTATCAGGAGTTCTACGAGGAACAGATTGAACGAGCAGGACTTGGTGACGCTATCAAAGTGACAAAAACAGGCGCAGCCAATGCCACTGAGAGCCGCAGGAAAGTTTTGACTGAGGCTGGGTTCAACCAAATGTTTGTTGATGATGTTGCAAACTTAACGGATCTGAAAAAGGAACTTGAGAACGTAACTAAAAAAGCCAAGAAAGATTTGGATAATGCATGGGCTAAGGGAGAGCCAGAAGCAGAGTTTGCTAGAATTATGAACGTTATGCGTTCCACGCAGAACATACTCATAAGCAATAAGATGAAAGAAATAAACCTCTATAAAGGGAAAATCACCAGAGTTGCTATGATGGAAAGTGTAGACGAGACTATAGCTTCTGGTAAACCACAGCTCATCAGAAACGAGGCAGGAGGCAGATAATGGCGATAGTTAGAATCTGTCAGGGACAGCCGGAACTGGCAGTCCGTCTGACAACAGCAGGCTGCAATGGGGCACAGCTTGTAGACTGGCAGCAGGTCCGGCTGCTGATTGTCCCGCCGCCTAGGACAACGTGCGAACTGCCGCTGTCACCGCAGGTGTTCAAAGGCTGCTGGCCTGCGCATGACATAGAGAAATGGAACAACAGTTTTATCCTGCCTGAGAACCAGCCGCTGCTCATTTATCCTGCGTTCGGTACAAACGAGGACGGTGAAATTGTGTTTGTGCTTGATGAACAGCTCTGGAAAAGACGCGGACGTTACATAGGCGTGATTGAATTTACTAACGGTGAGAAAATCACCGAACTGGATTTGGACATCTGTACCCAGCAGTTTGTTGCTGATAGAGTAAGTCTGAACTCACTACCATGTGGAGGCTAGTATGATTTTAAAAGCAATGAGTTTCAACCTGAACGCCAAACTGGAGGCTGACAGTATTTATCTTCCGCTGACTGTGGCTGACATGGCAGCTCTGACTGCAGCTGTCCCAGAGGGCGAGCAGATTTATCTGACCCTCGCATGGGACATGGCCAAAGAGTATGTGCTGGCAACCAATACCGCAGGTACTATCATCCTCACACGCGGCATAGACAGCGATGCCAGAGCTTTCCCTAAAGGCTCCTGTCTCTATTTTGAGAACAGTATACCGGTAACCAAGTGGCTTATCTGTAACTATGAGTGCTGTACCGGCGAGTGTCCTGTGACCCCTGTAACCTCTGCAGGCAAAGTACTGCCGGCCGGGAAAGTTGGTGATGCCTGGAGCGGATCATTTGTGTTCAGCGGAGACTTACCTATGGTATTCGGTGTAACTGGGATGCCGTCATGGATGACAGCTTCCTACCAAGGTAACTATGTGAGCTTGTCAGGAACCCCTACAGCCTCAGGAACATTTACAATTTCTGTAGCTGCGTCCAATAATCGCGGCGACAGCATAGCTGTAGATTCCGGAACCTTGACAATTACTGCGTCGTAGGATATATTATCTATCAGCGAGTTTTGTTGTAAACGTATGGCACACAATCGTCAGTGTGCCATTTTTTTGCCCGCTGAATTCGTCTATTCCTCAGTCCTATCAGCTTTGAACTTGCTGTAGCTGACAGATAGGAAATCACACAGCAGCCATACAGGTGTGAGAATTATAACAAGAAATACCACAACAGCCGCTACCAGTCCAAGTGAAGCCCACAGGAACGCATAGCCAATAGCGCACAGACCGTCCAGCAGATAACTAAGGGCTGTCAGCATTGCCTGTACACACTGGGTAAAGAACTCCCTGTGCTTAGTACGGTCGGTAATTTCTTTTACAAATATTTTCATATAGGACAGCTCATTTAATTCTTTATGGGTTATGAAATTCTTAAGCATTGTCTTCCCTCTGGTATTTTAAAATCTCTTCCTCTATCAGCTCTAACATCTTATGGATACGATCTTCCGTAGGTGCATCTGGTTTATCTATATATGCCAGCACAAACTTATTGGAGGAAAAGTATGAGAGATAGCGCGCATTAGGAGCTGAGATATCCACAATGTAATCTTCCATAACCAGATAATGTAAGAAACGTTCCAGATAGAAACGCGCTTTCTGCAGATCTAAGACAGGATTGCTCTTGTCCTGATAACGGAACAGATACTTAAAAGCGTTACCTAATAGGAATCCACAAGTCTCACACAATTCTATAGGCTCAATTACTTTGGTAATATTGTGCTTGGTGTAATGAGCTGGTGCATTAACTAAATCTTCCATTATATAAGTCCTTTCTGTTTTGCAAGTGCTAAAAGTTTGTCCATGTCTTTGATGTTTTCAACGGTTGCAGCCCGCATATAAGCAATACCGCATGGGAGTTTTACCGCAGGCTGTTTCTGGTACGTAATGTGTACTCCTTCTTCTACGTGCAGCGGTTCTAGCAACAGGACTTTTACAGTCTTATCGGTAGCGGCTACAACCACACCATACCAGGGTCTCCTGCGACCTACGGATTTAACAAGCATTATATTTGCGTCCATACTTACTCCTTTTGTTAGTCTTTACTTAAGATTAATCATTAACCAAGACCTATCATTCCAATGTTCTAAATCTATGTAATCAACTTTACGATTTAAAAGATTTTTATGACCAGTTAATACAGAACTTACATATGTACAGTATACAAGTGCATTTTCATTTCCATTTTCATAAATAGAAATTTCAAAATCCTCGTCTGTAATAAATGAGTCTAAAAAATCTCTAAGTGATATTTCTATTTTCATTCTTAAACCTTTGTCATGATTTAAACATTAAATTTAAATATTTAACCTTTTTAAATCTATACTTCTGTTTCACATGTGGATACATTTCATGATCTACCTCGCACATAAACCTATCTAAAGGGCTGATACTTGGTTCAATTGGATAAACGTCCATTGCGTAATATACAACCATTCTTTGTCCTGTCTCAGAATGATGTCCTACACATACAATCTTGTAATATCCACCATTGAAATGCTGATAAATCTCACCTCGTTTTGGTTCAGGTCTTTTTCGTTTCATAGTTTTATTTAAAATCCATTTCTCGTAAAAGTTCCCTTGCACTCTGGTTCAGTCGATTAATGCCGTATAACTTAATATAATGTTTTCGTACTTTAATATGCCGCCATATCCAGACAGGATAAAGAATTAACCCATGAGTGACACGGCAGAATGGGATTAGAACCAAGCAAAAAGCTGTTCGTAGAAAGTTAATACATAGTTCCTTATACTCGTCAAAAGTCCAATATCTTTGCATTTGCTCGTATGTGTATACACAATAATCCAGATGCGATGCGGTGGCTACTGAGACAGACGAATGGGCTTTGGTTTGTCTTAAGAGTTTAGTTTGGATTAGTTTCATTTTCATTATCCTTCACTATCACCCACTGCCAGATGTCATAATGACCTTGGAGTTCATAGTGATAGCCGTTAGGCACATCTTTTTCTACGAACCCTCCTACGTTATTTGGAATAATTTCTTTATGTGTGTCATTGCTTGATAACTCTGTTTCCATTTAGTTATTTCCTACTAAGATACGAACAAGAACCATTACAAATAAATAACCAACAGTTAATCCTATACCCATCAGAGCAAAGAAAAGAACAATATCACATGCTGCTCCAATATCTTTTAAGAATTTAATGAGCCACGTTTTCATTTCTTATTTGCCTTTAAAAAACTAGAAAGAGGCTGTATAAAAAGCGTAATCAACAAAATCAGAATACCAATTGATACAACAAAAATGGAACCGAAGAACACGACAAACGTTATAATATCGCCCAAGCCACCACACGGGAAACCCGTTATAGTTTCATATAATCTAGCTAACATTTTTCTGCTCCTTTAGTTTGTTTATTTTGTTGTAAATTCTTTCTAGGAATTCTAGATGTATCCTTAAAGTGATTGCGTTTGGATACTCTTCTAAAGTATTTTTTACATCAATAATTAAACCATGAAGCAATATAAGTAAGAATCTTGCCTCCTCTTTAGAAAATTCTAGTTTCATTCGGACTGCCTCTGCTCACTCTTACTGATTATCTCGTCAAGTTTTACATTAATTGCTTTCATTACTTTCTGTCCTGTTTCAGACACCGAAAGTTCCTGTGTGGCTGTAGCGCCGACCATTAGATAAACAGTGTTGCCGGACGGGATTACACATAAAATTAGCGTCTCTATAATTGCAGATATTAGAATCAGTTTTAGTTTGGTACGTGCTACCTTAATAAGACCAGTTGTAAATTCTTCATCGTCATTATCAACTGCGGCTGCGAACATAAAGAAACCAATTATTACTAGAATGCCTGTTATTGCAACACAAATAAAGCCTATAATCTTAATTGAGTTACAGAGATCTGCCAGATATAAATATAAAGCGATATTCATTTTTACTTATCCTCTTTCATTGGTTCTTTCTGTCCGAACATTTCAGTTTTAACTCTTACTTTTCTTTCATCTGTCGGGTCTGAATCGGCCCATACATAAATGGCGACCGCAATATCTACTAGGAGTTTTATATCAGCGGCCAGTTTTTCTTTATTTTTCTCTAACTCTGTAATAGTCATTTTTCTACCCCACAACTGTTATCGTTGTAACAAAAGCTACAAACATATGTCTATCAGAATCATATACACACCGAATTTCTTCAATGGAATCAGAAAACTTATTAAGTTCTTTATCTATTAAAGTAGCTAACTTTTCGGGTGACCGTGCTTCCAAAGCTACCGTATGCCATTTCTGGTCTGGATTATTATTGATGACACCCATGTGTAATTTTTCCTGTATATGAAAATTTAATTTCTACAAAATGAAACTCGTGAACAATGTCATTAACTCGGAAATCTTCTAGTTCGGGATGATGCTCTAACCAGTAAACACACTGTTCTTCGGCATCTTCTCCTTCGAAACTAATTGAAGAGTAGATTGTTTTAATAGGCATTTCTCGACCCCTACGCAACTACGATAACGTCTTTGCAGATTTCTGCAGCATCATCATCGCCTTCTGTATATCCTATTGGGCATTGAGCTATAAAGTCTGGCTTCTCTGTTATGTCAAAATAATACGTATAGATATTACCTGAAAGTGACATCTCACCTTGTGAATACACAACATCAACATTCCCGTATTCTTTTCTAAGCTTTTGCAACTCACGAATCAGTTTATCTACTTTCATTCTTCTACTTCCACTCCAAACGGATACCATTCACCACTGTCTGGGTCCTGCCATTCATAATTCTGGAATAATTCTTCCATATCAGATACACGGCAGCCTAAACCAATATGTGTGCTTTTTAAATCAAGCTCGGTTATCAATACCTGGACTGTATGAGTGCTACCTTTAGAACGAATGTTAAACACTAAGCCTGCGCAGCCTGTGACTTTTATATGCCGACAAAGTTCTTCGCAATTCTTAAACGGTCGCCATTTCTTTTCGCCGTTTTTTACGTCTGTAACCTTACAGGCAGGAATGAAAAGACCGTACGAATATCCATCATCACGACAAAAAGTTTCGTTTACAGCATTATCCAGATAAATCTGCGTTAATTTTCCGTAGTTCCACTCTTCTGCATTTTCGATACAATAGTCAGAAAAGTAACCAGCCTGGCCTATGTACTGTTTAGCCTCGCTAGCGTTACTCCAGGAAAAAACGTCTTCCTTATTGAAAGTTTTCATCTCTACTCCTGAATATAAATACGAATTTCTACAAAATCTTTATGCTGATCTAACAGAATATGTTTTACTTCCCATGTATCATATTTGTTTGATTTATCTAAAGGACATAGATACAGTTCTTCTTTGGAATACGCATACACGTCACAGACAAAATCTTCCACAGGTTGTATAGGTCCATACTCGTTCTGCATTTGAAGATATAACCTGTTACTTACCGATAACCTGTGCGATAGTATGAATTCTTTTATAGCTGCTAAGGTGATCTGCATATTTACACTTCCAGAACATCGTCATCATCCTTATGCTGGATAACACTGTAATCAAGCCTATCACCCATATAGTGATAGTCTTCTGTAAGTACTGTCATAGCAGCCTCACATGTATTACTAATAAGAGTATCTAAATTATCATCTACGCCGAATATATTAGGCAGCGCAGGTATCACAGCAGCGTAAAATTTTCCTTCCGGATACACATGGATAATAATTTTAAGCGGCAGTCCGATAAGAGCTGCCAATTTCCACCCGAAAGATCCTACGATAAGTCCCATTTAATTTCCCTTACAGTATATTAACTATCACATGCGTTGCTATGAAATACAGGACATACACCAGCATGGCAGTAAGCCACAGCAGGACTGAGCCAAAGTGTTTCGCTCTCATACCGCCCCCACCATTGTCCACAGTTCTTTACGGTTCTCAAATCTCTGGCCGGGATGCAGATCGATAAGACAGTCTCTATAGTGACAGCCCTTACGGCAGGCGCAGGTAGTACCGCGCAGGAAGTCAAAACGTCCTGCATCGTCCTGAGTGATTATGATATATCCAAGCTCAGTGTCACAGTTATCAGACTGGTCTTTAGGATCGTCTATGTAAATATCTACAATAGTTATCATACGTTCTCCTTTGCAATTCTCTGACAGAAAGCCATCACAGCCTTAGAGTCGTAGTAGTGGCGGTTGTAATGCTGTCTGTCTATGGTGGGTTCCGGCATACCCAGACGGCGTAAAGCAGGTATTGCTCCAATCCTCTTGTACAGATACATAGCCTGTAACAGTGCAGTAGGTGTTACACGCTCATACTGTCTGCAGGTTTCAATAATAAGCTGCAGATGTTTAACAATATGTTTGACGGCTTGTTCGTCTGTCACAGGTTTATATGCTGACTCAACACTACGCCGATGGGTTTGCTGCAGTTCTTTTATATGCTGTTCAAACCAGTCTTCTATTCTAAGACGCATACCTACTCCTGAACGGGTGTATCATTACGGTACTCAATTACAGCTATGCAGGTCCAGGTGCCAGAGTATGTTTCAATTAGCTGCTGGATAGTTACACCTATCACAGTAAAGCCTGGGTATCTGCTGTGTGCTTCATCTATCCAGCCATTGATAGTTTCAGTCGCGGTTGACAGACCGCCGTATGCCTTTAGAAGTTTTACATAGAGCATATAACATCTCCTTATTCGTTTATTGTGATTCTTTTATAATAAGTATAACAATAAAATCTTGTGATGCGACAGCATTTTTTCTAAGCTGTTAACAGTCTCACAGTTTTCCGTGTTTACTTCTCATATAACAGCGGCGGCAGAAAGCAGTCTTAGTTTTCTTCTCACGCATACTCATCTCCCAGACTGTTTTCTTAAGTCCGCACTTAGCGCAATGGAAATAGAATATAAACTGACTGAACAGATTTTTTATATTCCCATCGCTGTCCACCACTGTCCGGTAATCACTGACAAAATCATCACAAACCATCCCGTTCCATGTCTCTCCTGGCAGGGGTATCCAGTCTGTATTACTGTTGGCTTTGTCAAGATGCTTAGTGAACTTGCAATAAACTGCAATACTCTTACGGTTCAGTGGTAATTTGTGCATTTTGACAAACGTAAGAAAACTTATAGCCATTTTATACTCCGATAAAGATTTCTTATACCACCGTAAAGTCTGTACCTACCTCAGCTTCACAGCCTACAGGGAACCCCTCCAACCATTCCGGCACTGAGGACATTACCCTTTCCATAGTAGCTTTAGTCTCTTCTACCTGACTGTCAGGAACTACCGTACAGAAAGAGTCGTGAATATTAGCCTTGATAGAGATACCTGCGTCTGCCATACGGCAGGCCTGCCATGCCAGCATATGGAAAGCCAGTGACTGCGTAATATTCTCCACACACTTAGGACCTGTGATGCGGTTGTCCAGCAACTTTCCGTGTTCCCAGCGTTTGTAGAGCTTGGACACACCGCCGAAATTGTCCTCGCCTATGTGCAGATTCGGATACCAGATCTTGAACCCGTTAGGCAGGAGAATGTAGGCGGCTCTCTCACTGGTAAGCGGTATGCAGTCCCACCCTGCGGTGAACATGTCCGCATGACCGAAAGTAAAGTGTGCTCCCATGGCTGTGTCTTTGCACAGATGGTCGAGAATGTTGTCACACAGTTTCCAGAACTGGACGATTTTGAAATTGACCTTACGGTAAATTGTATGTGCCTGTTTTGACAAAGCGTTATGTTCTTCGATATCATCAGACAGGTGCACGTTACTGCGCAGTAAATATTGAGCGAATAACTTTGCACCAATTCCGTAACCTGCTGATAATACACAAGTTTTTCCTACATTTCGATATACCTTATAGGTAGAGTGATTCGGATCGTCATTGTGTTTGGCACCGTCATGGATAGTCTGCGCGTCTATACTAAAAATCTTAGCCGCCATCTCAGCGTATGGATCACGACCAGTACGGAACTGTTCTATCAGATCTTCCTGTTCAGCTTCCCATGCAAGCATACGAGCTTCTATCTGAGAGGAGTCACAGGCAACAACCTTGCAGCCCTCTGGTACTTTCAGCGCCTGTCTGATAATCAGCTTGCTTGGATCACGCTTGCTCAGGTTCTGGAAATTGAGCTTGTCGCTGCCCTCATTAGAGCCAGCTGCATAACGTCCCGTGTGTGCCTTGTAAGTTGCCAGCATAATCGGTACAGCTTTAGCCCCTTTGCGTACCAGTGACTCCGCACGGGACTTCTGGATTGAGCTGTTCAGGTTCAGTCTGGTCTGCACCAGCAGCGCAATGTCAGGGTTTGGATCGTCTGCCATGGCTACGAAATCCAAGTCATTCTTGGCAGTAGCCGGTATCTCGCACTGTTTCTTATCGCTCCATTTCATAGGACAGACACCGCCGACTTTCTCCATAAGGGTTGGGAAAATCTTAGGAGAGCGGATAGCTTTCAGCAGTTCCTCTGTGGTGTCGTAGTGCAGTACGTGTGCAAGATTTACTCGTGCCTGTTCCTGCTCGGCATCGAGCCTTGCCAGGTAATCCTGCAGCATAGGAATATCTGGAATAAACGCAGGCTCAGTCGCCATCTTGGCTGTAAGGCTTATGAGCTTTAGCGCATCAGGCTGCATGTAAGGCAGCATACTGTAGAAGTTGGCAGCGCACTGGCTCACATCGTCCTTGCAGTAGTCTGTGAAATATGCCCATTCAGTATCTGTAAAATCCTGACGGTGCTTACCATCGGACACTACGGTACCAGGTTTCTTGATGCCGTGTCCTAAGGTAGCAGTTAATTCTTTATGGGTACAGCGGATGACACGGGACAGACCTACCCAGTTCATCATGGGTATAGTGTCCAGTATCATCCATGGTCTGATACCATAATGCTCTGACAGAATGAGTGCGTCAAAGCCAGCCATATTATGACCGACTACAATCGTACCGGGTTCGTCCAGTTTAAGAGCTTTCAGAAACCTTACATCAAGACCATTCTCAGCAGGACAGACCACAGTCTGGTTGTGATCTATCTGTGCACCGACACACAGAACCTCGAAACGGGGATCGCGTATATACTCTATCGGCCCCATCTTAGATAATGTATAAGTCTTTGAATCAAAAAAAGATTCAAAGTCCAGCACGATTACACGCATTGTTAGACTCCTTAGAATTTTATAGTCAGTGTATCGTCTGATGCAGCTTCCATACTGTTTCTATAGTTGCGTGCATCTTTAGCATCATAGGTAATTATCAAATCATTTGAATACCCCTGCTCAAGCATATAATTTCTCCAGACAGTCTTTTCTGAGTCATCAAGAGACTCGTAAAATTCTGCAACAGCTCTAAGCTCTCTTGGGATACAGAAATTACGGAATGTAATCTCATGTGGTTCTAGTTGTACGGCGTCAGAGTTGAAACACGCGAAGTTAAAAGTACACTCTACTTCAAGCCAGTCACACAAAAACTTGGCGTATTCCTTAATGAGTGCACGTATCTTGCGTTTCGCAAATTCCTTGTTTATCTGGTTGGATGCAATCTCATGCTCCAGTTTCCTGGCTTCCGCCAGAGCTTTGCTGTCTACGATTTGTTTAATCTTAGATTCAATGTCCATATCTCTACTCCTTTTCTACTTCCTCAGTACCTGCTATGCGCTCCAAATTTTCTATACGTTTCTCGAGGGTACGTATTATTTCTATGAGCGCAGTACTTACCGCGTATAAATCTTCGTCCATACAATAGTAGGCGTTTTCACCTACTTTATGACCGGCACGAGCCTTTTGTACGTTCTGTTCGAACTCATCTAAAATGTTCATATCTCTACTCCTAGATCCAAAGTAATTCAGGGTTACCTTTAAAACCTTTCTGCCATATAAACCATGCAAAAGCTACTGCACTATGCGTGGTCTGTGCATTTACATCACCATTCTTACAGCATTTAATTCTGGCTGAGAACACGAGCACATACCGCATAGGATTGGAGGAGAAGAATACTTTGCGCTGTTTTCCCTCAAGGAACTGCAGCCTTAACAGCGCACAACAGTACTCCCCCTCCTTTAACATTCCAAGTGCATGGTCAATATGCTCAAGTGCGTCACTGTACGGAGGATTCATCACAATAGCTACAGGTTCTTCTGTCGGTCTCCTGACTGTCATCCAGTCTGCTACTATGGTGTCGTGCCATCCTCGGTCTACAATGTCGTAGCTGTGTACAGTCCACTGCAGTATCTCGAAAATTTTAGCTATATGTCCTGCGCCTACACTTGGTTCTATGATATGCAGCGGCAGTCTGATATTCAGTTCCATAAGCTTTTTGATAAGTGCATACACAGCTACAGGATCCGTAGTATAGAAATCATGCTCGGCTCTATTGTCCTTAGGACCTAATTGTATAGTCTTACAGGTACGCATCTCTACTCCTCAACGTCGTCATAAATCTGAGAACCAAACTCACATACCAGCTGCACTACATCACAGGCGATCATTGTCAGTTCATAGAACACATAGTCTTCATTCAGTCTGTGCTGTTTTGCAAGTCTCTCAGCATGACCCCGTAACTGTGTCTCGAGTTCTTCAAAGAACCTGTCATAAACCAGATCACGCTTAGACTTTTTCTTATTCTTACTCATAGATTAAAACGGTATATCGTCATACTGTGGACATTTGCCCTCTTTCTTCACATCGCACCACTGACAGAACCTGTGCTTGGTAGCAGGGAATGAGTTATGGTCAAGTGCGATCTGTGCACCACGTAAAGATACAACCAGTTCAGAGCACGGTCCCTGCGCTACCGAGATAGCGTCCACCTTGTTTATGTCCACCCCTGTGATGTCAATCTTTTCAGTAGACAGACCGCCATTATCGAGATAGTCAAAGTTCAGTACGTACTTGTTCTTACCGGTAACCGGCTGCAGGCAGACGGCATTGAACTGCAGCTGCAGCTGGTCAATGTCATACTTCTTCCCAGACTTATGATCGAACACAATCACAGTGTCCGAGTCCTTATGCTCAAGCCATACGTCAATACGGCAGCGCATCAGATTGTGTGGTGGTTTATCCCAGAAGTCAAGCTTATGCCCCTGTCCGTCAGTGGCTACGCTGTCCTCTACGTGGATCTCCCATCCTCTGTCAACAAGACCATGGATCACGCAGTAAAACTTATACGCATTGGCACGGGATTTGTCATCGTCCCAGGTCACGCTGTCCCAGCCATGCAGCAGTGCTGTCTCCATCATAGAGTGCAGATGCTCACCGCGCTTGGCAGCCTCTCCCTGCACATAGGCTACCTCTTTGGTAAGGTTTACCATCTTGAACTTGAACGGACACTGTACAAAGGTCTTCAAATTACTTGGTGTGAATACGACATCTCTAGCCATGCTTACTCCTTAAATCTTATATGAATATTTATACTCAAATCTGCGTGCCATAAGGGATACAGTCTCATACGGCATTGTGCCCCGCCCGTAATTTGCCCGCATCTCTACAGAGATATGACAGTCAAAGAACTCCTGCGGCGCATCTCTGTACCACTGATAGTCTTTCCAGGTCATACACCATGGATGCGAGTACTCACCCCGATGCTTAAGCTCTTGCATAAATGCCTGCATATTGCTGCTGTCTACGACGTAGGTCGCCATGCCTGCGCCCCTTGCTTTGTCCATCTCCATTATCTGCAGTGGTGTAGGCATGGTAGAGAGCGCTGTCTTGTGGTTCCTGTCCCATCTGATAGCGGCTTTGAACTCTATAAAAGACGGCTGACCGCAGAAGATGAAATAGTCATCAGGTATACCGCGTCTGCCTATCCCCTGCTGATTGATAGGGAATGTGTAGGCGCCGATGTCTTTTAAGAACTTACGCACGGTGGCCTTAACCTTACCCTCAGGTGTCATTCCTGTACCTCCTGCTCACAGTCTTTCCGGTAGCTGTCTAAAGTCCTGTAAAGCTCATAGGTCTCTGGACTCCTTGGCAGCACTATCTGGTACTGTTTGAGATCTTTCACCCATAAAGCGACCACGTTCATAGAACGGATAAAACTTTTAGTCTCCTGGGTTCTTGCCTTAAGAGATATCTCAGGGAAAATCCCGCGCAGTAAGCCACGTCCTACAGACAGCTGCTGTCCTGCTACCGGCAGCTCTTTGCAATCCACCCAGAAAGGTATCAGATACAGCTCCAGCCTGTCCTCGTAGCTGACCTTGCGCATCTGCATACGCATACCGTATGGTCTCGGCACCCTCAGTATGCCGGTGCTCATAAGATTAAGAACTAATTGCGTCTCCATAATTACGCTCCACTCTAAAACAATAAACTGTCTGTGCACCGTTCGGTAATGCCGGTACGTCCTTACCCAATGCAAACCGCTTGGTGCTGATGCCGTAACGTGCGTAGCCATGCACCTGCAGTTCCTGCAGCATCGTATCAAGCGAGATGCCTTTCTGTTTGCACCATGAGCTTAAGGCGCGTGATGAGATGTAAACTGTCTCAGTATCCAGCTCTCGCCTGATATGCATCTGTCTGGTCGGCAGCTGAACCACATACGGATCGTCACTGACACTGTCAAACGTACCGTACTGAACAGACGGAACCTGGTCGGTCTTAAGCGCCTTGGCTTTACGTAGCGTCTCAAAGGTCTTTCTGGTATGTGCATGAACAATCAGCGTATCCGCAAGGCTGTCGTTCAGATAGTCCATCAGCAGGTTACTGCCGGTAGGCTTGTTCACTTTCACCTTGGCTCTAAGCTCTGGCAGCAGAGTCTGTGTGCAGTAGCGCTCCAGCTCGTCAAAGTCATAGGTAAGCAGCCCAAGAGCCTTGGCAATTTTGCCCGCTACCAGCGGGATAGCTATACCATACAGCCAGAAGCGCTCGTCTGACGTCTCGGCGTACTTGGTTGCAAACTTGTCAGCACACTGCTCTACCACATGCGGGATCTCCGGATGCTCCATCAAAAAGGACATGAACTTTGCACCCGCCAGCCCGTAGTTGTCACGGGCAGCCGACATGGCAGCCGTAATTGTCAGTGCCATGGGTGTGTTGGTATAGTCCTTGAAGTCACACACAGACTCAATTAAGCGCATACAGGTTGCGGAGGACTGCGCTTTGTAACTGCGCAGGCTCTCGTACATAGACTGATTGGCAGTAAACACGGTGATAGTATCCCAGTGTCCTGACTGCGCAAGCCCTGTACCAGATGCAGTAGAACGAGCTTTCTCTCTGCCGTTCACGATATCGTATAATAAGGAGGCAGTCTCCTCATCGTTGATACCGGTCAGCTCATCAATCAGTATCGGCAGATTGCGGTAGACTGCGTACTGCTGAAAGCGGGCAGCGTGTGTGTCCGTCCTGCCCATCAGCATCTGCTGCGGATCGCCCCAGACAGAAGCGATGGCTTTCAGCACAGAGGACTTGCCCTTACCGCCGTTGATGTCCCAGAAGTTATAGGCTACGTTCGTGGCAGTACCGCGTCCAAACCGCATCAGCGGTGCACCGAACGCAGTGCACATCAGAAGCTGTGCGAATTTCTGGTCAAGTGTCTTGTATAACTCAGGCACCTGCAACCAGGACTGGAGACTGCCTTTAGTACCAAGCTTGGTTGCAACGCTTGCCGAACGCTCATCAAGTCTTACCTGCGAGGTGCCTTTGGCTGTGTACATCTGCTGACCTACTATGAAGCCAGGATAGGTCACGCCGGTGGCTCTGTCAGTACAGTCCACCCAGCCGAAATGGTTGCGCACTACAACCTCAGGCAGTTTATTCTGTATAGCTGCAATATATGTGTTCATAAACGTATAAAAATCTTTCCTGTTCTTAGGAGCAGGGAGCAGACCACACTGGGCTGTCCACAGCTCTATCTTCTGCGTACCTAAGGCGTCCTCAATAGCGAACGGTATATCAACAGGAGCACACTCCGGTACAACCTTACGCATTATGTAGGTTCTTTTGGGTACACTCCCCTGTGTATAGTCAATACACAGCGTATGGATATACACCTCCGCACTGGAGATTTTTACAGGTATCTTATTCCCGTTCTCGTCCACTACTATCTTATAAATCCCTTTGTGCGGAATCACTTTGAACTGCTCGTCAGAGTACGGTATATACTGCGCAGTCTCCGTGGCGTTGCCCAGTGCAATCTCACCACGGGTGAAGTCGGCTGTCTCAATATTAGCCTTGGGCATCTCAACTGCTTTGGGTGCAGCAATGTCGTTCAGTGCCCATGGTGTTTTTATCTTCCCTCTGTGAGGACAGCCCTCGCAGCGTTCAGGACAGTAACTCTCAAAGGTCTCACATAGTCCAGGAGGATTCTGGGCTTGGGTTGACAGCAGGTTATCTATCAGGCTCTGACATCTGTCATGGTCATACTGGCTCCTGTCTAACTTAGAGAGCGCATGTACCATCGCAGCTCCGCCTGTAGTATGGAGCACTGTCCGAGCCGCCAGCATCCAGGTCGGGTACTGCGCATAACCCATCTCACGGATTTGCCGGCATTTGATAATCATCTGGTCAGGAGTACGTGGCAGAATCTCACCCTGCGGTCTGGTGAAACTGTCACCAAAACTCAACTGACTGACATCAACTCCGGCTACTGTCACAGGTTTAACCGGCGCAGCGGCCGTAGTCTCTTTTACAAGCAGCTTTATAAACTGCTCAGGAGTTACCGGAGTCTCCGGCAGATGCATCAGGCGTACAGGTTTGGGTCCATGCTTGTGATTCAAAGTTCCAGGAACACGCAGAATAGATGCTATGTCTGCGGTTCTGTGATGGTCTACTTTGAAGTCGTGAGCTACGCATACCTTACGCAGCAGACGTGCCGCCTGTCGCCAAACCTCTACACTTATAGCACGGGACAGACGCCAGTACAGGTGATACCCGTTGCCGCTGTCTACAATAGCAGGTACCGGCAGTCCTGTCTCTTTTAAGAATCTCCCCAGCTGTGCGCTGGCTTCAACTTTGGTTCTGTAACCATCGCCTACGTCAACGTCCAGCCAGAAAGATTTTACTTTGTGAGCATTAGTACCAGAACGGTGGAACCTGCCATTCTCATCAAGTCCCTTGTAAGAGGCCAGTGCAAAGTACACATTGCAATTCTGTGCATGTTCAAGAGCGAAATTACATGCAGTGTCGATACTGGTGAACGGTACATTACGCACATAACCCTGATTAGGGACGAGCGTAATGCAGTACATACCCGTGTCAGGCAGTATGGCCTTTAGAAAATTTGTTGTATCCATGTGTACTTACCCAGTTGTCAAACAGCATCTTCAACTGTTTGACCTCTTGCTCCGTGTCTGAAAACTGCATTGGGTACTGTCCCGTGGCTAGCTCTGCACTCAGCATAGCACTCATTGCACGTATCTGCTGTAAGTGTATATGCTGAATACCAGGTGACTGGATAAGACGGTAATGCACCATGCTCTGCAGACCCAGCACCTGATACGCAGATTTATAGTGGAACCCCGAGATATCAAGCAGGTAGTAGAGCTTGTCAAAAGCCTCTACCTCCTTGTCTGTCAGTTTACGTAAAGTGTCCACCATAAACCCCCCTGCTACTTGGTAGTAGCGGCAGCCAGAATACTCATCAGAGCATCATCAGCCTGGATTTCCTGGGCTGCGGCTTCCGCTGCACTTAAAGCATTGGCAGGTGTCTGCTGTGCAGCAGGCTGTGGTGCTGCCTGTGTTGGCTGCGGAGCAGGCTGAACAGGTGCAGGAGCTGGCTGCGGAGCAGGCTGTGGAGCAACTGGAGGTACAGGAGCCTGTGGAGCAGATGCAGCCGGAGCAGACTGTGGCTGTGCATAGACAGGCTGTGCCTGATTATAGGCAGGCTGTGCCTGATTATAAGCAGGCTGCGGCTGCGGCTGTGCATAGGCAGGCTGTGTCTGCTGCTCAGTGCCGTCAATCAGAGAAACCTTTACTAAGTCTTTAACCTGCTGTGACTGGGCTAACTGTAATACCTGACCTAGTATTGGCTGTGGGAGAATTGCAGGCGCACGATCATTGCGGGCTGGGATAAAGCGTACACATGGAACGCTTGCACGGGTGTCGAAGATGACACGGGTGAAGATGAGGCAAGGTGGAATACCCTGCGCAGAGCACCAGCGGCGGAACCCTGTGTAAGAGTAAGCAACCATGTTATTGCTCAGAGTTAAGTCCTGTCCATATAAAGACATAGAACCTACATCAAACACGACTGGTGTCAAGTCCAGCTGCTGTGTCTGTGGATTGATAATTGCAATCACAGTACGGTGCTGTCTTACATAGTCATAATGTCCGTCAGCGTTCTTCTGCAGAACAGTGCGCGGCACAATAGCAGGTGCGTCCTGTCCGTACAGCCAGACAGCATCAGGCTTTACGTCCTCCTTGGTCGGATCGTATTTATTGCGGAACCAGGTGCAGTGGTCAGTTGCGGCGTCTGCCAAAATCACACAGTTCAGGTAGTCCGCAGACAGCAGTTCAGATGCTCCGCCTGACCTCAGAGAGAACCTGTTGCCTTTCAGAGAGATACGTGAAAAGCTCTCTCCAAAAGAATCGCCGAAGTTCCCTGCAAGCTCTGCAACCTGAGCGGCAAGCTCAGCAGGTACACCGTAGTTCTGTAAGGTAGTTAAATCATATGCCATTTTTATTTCCTCTTTGTTAAATTAAACTGCGAAACCAAGACAACCAATCGGCTGACCTTTATCATTACGTACCATATGAGTAGGTACCAGTAAGTCTAAAGAACGATACGGGAGAAGAGCGTTCTTTACTATACTGCTTACAATGTAATAGACACCGGTCTCTAAAGGTGTGTCAAAGACCGTTACAGTACCGTCTTTAGATACGACCTCAACCGTACCGAAGGTGACTGAGTACAGATTTACTCCATCCACATTGCCTGCGTCACTTTCAGTCTGTGTGCAGCGCATTATTGCGCCAGATGTCGGATAGGTCTTAGCAATCACAGGCTCGCCGTTTAGCTTGTAACTGCGGCTTGCCTTATCGAAGACAATATTAGATCCGTCCAGAACCACTATGTCATGTGGTGTCATATTAATTATCTTAGTCATAAGAATACCCTTTATTTTTTACGAATGGAAACGTCCACGATGTCAACCAGTCTAAGACCTAACTTAGCGGCCTCATCAATAGCAGCCTGTGAGTTCACGTCTATCTCTTCATCGTCCTTGAGACCAAGGCGGGAATGGATTAGATCAAGGACTGTGTTCTTAGCCACCGTCCTCTGGAGCAGAAGTCCGTCCTGGAGTGGACGACCCTCGGCACGGGCTTGAGTCATCAGCTCGTACATGCTGTCCTGCAGGGCGGCATGGTTGGCAATCTCTGCTCTAATGGTGTGTTTCTTGAAGACAGTGAACCCGCCCTCGGATAATGACTCAAGCCCATGGGCATTCAGGTCAGCCAGCATCTGACCTTTAAGCTCATCTTCCTTTTCTTTGAGAATTTGCGCCTGTTTTTCTAAAGATGCTCTTGCATCTCTTATCTTTTTGTATAAAATGATTGTATCTTTCAGCATGTTCTCTACTCCAATAAACTTTATATACTATTATTATAAGCCACAACATAGCATAATTGCAACATAAATTATAATTATGTCGCCTTGCTCACAGAATTAAATAAATCTGCCACCACCGCAGCCTGAGTCTGGCCATCAGCCAGAGCCTGGAACACCCGCCGCTCCTCAGGACAGGAATAAACCTGAGCGATAGTAATCTGTTTGGCTTTCTGTTTTACGGAACTCAGTCTCTCAATTGCCTGCCCAAACACAAAGTCGCCGCTTAATGGTGCACCGTTGAATATCATCATATCCGCAGCTGACAGCTCGACCCCAAACGCAGTCGTTCTGGGATGGGCAATGAGTACATCGACCTCGCCTTCCCCTTTGCGCTCATACTGAAACGCACGGAAAATCTCTGTACGGTTACGCTCAGAGGTAGAGCCGTCTACCACAGCGCACTTGATACCCATTGCCATGAGGCCACTATATAACTGCTGAATAGCACCCGTAAAAGCGCAGAAGATAACCGTCTTACCAGTCGCCTCATCAATTAAGTTCTTTATCTCCGCAAGTCTTGAGGTAATGTCCAGAGCTACGGTCTGACCAGAGTCGGAGTACACCGCCCCGCAGGCGCACTGCAGGAGCTTGCTTACCAGTACCGATTTCTGCTGTGCAGTCACCGTCTCGCCGTTGTCCGCTGCGGCGGTCATATCATCGCGCAGTCTGTCCATAAGTTTGCGCTGCTGTGCGGTACTCTCTACCTCACGGGCAACCCACACCACAGGAGGCAGATCGAAAAGGTCATCTTTCTTAAACAGAATAGCAGGACTCAGTGCCTCACGTATCAGCTCAGGTGCGCACTCACGGTTGCGCCACTGCCAGTCCTGCTGTCCCCACTTGTACATGGTCAGATCACGCCAGGCATACAGCGACTTGCACTTGACCGCCATCGGATTGATGAGCTTGCTCATTGCGAACGCCTTTAAAGGATCCGACCCAGGAGTACCAGTCAAGCCCCACACATAGCGCGGCTTAACGTCCTGGATAAAGGCTTTAATGGCTTTACTGCGCTGGCTCTGCGTGTTCGCATAGTGCGTACACTCATCTATCACCACTGCATCAGGATGGAACTCCCGCCACTCATCAGGGTGCAGCTTGACGCTCTCATAGTTTGCACATAGGATATCAGCGTGACCCTTGAAAGCCCGCAAACGTTGAGCTTTAGTGCCTATCACCGCATCAACCACATGGCGCGGCATGGTCTGATGGATCGCATCCACCCAGACAGGATGCACACAGGACAATGGAGACAGCACCATCACCCGGCTGATAGCCTGTGTCCTGAACAGATACTCAAGAGCCAGCATGGTACTGCCTGTCTTGCCTGTACGCATAGTGGACAGGTCAAATGCACGGGCGTGGGTAGCCTTGAACCAGGCGGCGCTAAGCTGATGTGCCATCGGTGGATACCTGCCCTCAATCTTTACATCTAACAGCATGTTCCGGAAGTTATCGGGAACAGCTGTAACAGGCTTAGGCTTCGGTCTGATATCTGCAATGGAGGTTATCTCGCGCGGAGTGCCTGTCACCTCAATAATAAGCGCCGCCAGCTTGGCGCTGCTGATTAACGTGAACTGCTCCCTGTGATTGAACAGACCAAAACCTAAGGTCTGCTCAGGTCGCATCAGAATGAGCCGCCCATTATCTACATGCTTAGGCAGTACGCACGTACTGGGAACACTGATTGCGAACTCTCCGCGCGGGAGCTTTAGTTTGTACTCACAGAAGTCCAGGGCTTCGGCAAGCACAAACTCTGCCTCCAGATACAGGAGGTAACGATTCTTGTATGTAAATATCTGCATCAGTAAAGATTCTCCAGTAAGCGCTGCCGATATGCCACATGTTTATTCTTCTTCCCTTTGCCCAAATACCATATGCCATAATGCATACTGGCAGACTCCACCTTAAACAGGTCGTAGCGGGTACGCCAGTTGTCATGGTAATACAGCCACAGGAGCCACTTGTAATGGCGGATCTGCTCACGCTGCTGCATAATCTCTTTCCAGTAATTAGGCAGCACGTTCCTGATAATCGGTGTACCTGGGTGCTGTCGGCAGCTGTCAAGCAGTATCCGATAGCTGCGGTACAGTTCATCATGCAGCTTAATCGCACGGTCAAGTCCTGCGTGGGCCTGCAGATACTGTTTGAATGTATAACGGTACCGATAAGGGTGCCGAAATTTAGAATAACGGGACATTTCTCTACTCCTTACAGCTGATTTAAGAACGCTGCTTCTGTAGCTGTGCTTTGAAAAAGTTGATTAGAAAACGGATACCTACAGAGATGCCGCCGTCAGGCTGCATACGCTTGCCAAGTTCGGTTAATAACAGGTGCTCTTCTGGCGTAATGTACACAGTATAATTCTTACCGCGGGTCGGATGCCTGCGGCGTGCGTCAGGGCGCTTCTTTGGTGTCGGTGTCGGTGTCGGTGTCGGTGTTGGCTGTGTAGCTTGGACAGGAGCCTGCGGCTGTGCATTGAGCGCATCAGCAAAATCAGCAAATGGTGGTAGTAAGGCCATAATTTATCCCTCGTGTTATGGTTTGATATACTCGCAACCTAGATTATATCAGCTTTCCTATAATATAGGTTGCGATTTAGTTAGCAAACTTCTAAGTTTTTGACCGCAAACATTTTCTTAAGCTGATTAACAGCTACAGTGTTCAGTTCATCAGCCTGCCTGACAACTACCACATTCTTATTTACAATTGTGCAGTTGTCCTCGTTCTCCTCAGTCTCATCCTTTGCGCTTACAAGATTAAACAGATCGTGCAGGAAATTGGTTTTAATACACAGTCCGTAACACTCAATCCCTAAGTCCTTAGCCTGTCTAAGTGCGGCCTTAGCCTGCGTTATGCTGTCTGGCACACCGTCCGTAATAATCAGAATGATGTTCCTGTTCTTAGGACTTATACGCATATGGCGCATAGCCGCCCACAGTGCCTGCGCAAGCGGCGTACTCCCTCTCGGTGACTGTGCAAATATCTTTCCTGTGCCTGCGGTCAGACGGTCACAAATGCTCACGGCCTCGTCCACTTCCGTCTGCATACCAGGAAAATAGTAACAGTCGCGGGTCACATTGCTTATGCCTGACAGCGCACGCACCATCATATAAGCGCACTTGTTTGCCAGTGTTAAGCGGGACTCCTCTCCTCCGTCTAAAGCCTGCATAGATCCTGAGGCATCAACTAAGATGCTAACGTGGGTATCGTGGTCAAGATCTAAATGTTTAGCTTTAAATATCCTGTCCTCACCACATGGAATTTTCACAGCTTTCTTTATGTTAAGGCGCTGCCCACTGGTACCTGCGTCCTGCATAGTAGTCACATAGGTCTGAATGTATCTATGTAACATACGGCTAAGGTTGTTTATTGCCGGAGTCTCTACTGACTCCGCACCTGGTACACAGCGTTTAATGTCCATGATGCCTAAGTCTTCACGCGACCCCTGTTCAGGCGCAGGTTTCATAAGTTCCTTACAGATAGAACCAACGTCAAACGGTGCAATGTCGCCGACTGAGCGCGTATCTAGCTCGGCATCCGTGGTGCTCCCGTCTGTATCTATGGCGGCGCAATCAGAATCCTCTTTTGCAGAGCCGTACTCATTCCAGTTTTCAACCAAATCTACCAGACGATTTGCAATTCCGATCACGTCCACGGTGCTGTTAACTGTCGGCATCTCCTGCAGGATTCGGCAGATATCTGCAGTAAGTTCACGTCCCAGAAGACTCCGTGCATGACGCAGGACTGCGGCAGCTATTCCGCGTGCGTGCTCATACTTCTGCATAAGCGTGATAGAGTAGTCCATCACCACGCAGAGGAAAAGAGTTTTCTTCTTTCTTAGCAGTGACAGATCATGGATATGTTCTGTCAGATGAAACCGATTAAGCCTGCAAAGATTTTCGTAGACTCCCACATACTCACGGCCGATTAGCTTCTCTATGCGTGTATCTTCCAGGATATTGATTAAGTCCTTTTTGAGACTCCCGCCCTGCGGCATCACACCAAAATCTGTGTACTTGATGTGCGCCGCCTCGTGAGCAAGATATGCATAGGCCGCACTGACTGAGACAGCATCCGTAAAATCTATGCGCGGTATGTTAATTATCTGCCCATTAGTAAAGGCTTCCCTGCCCTGAATACGCAGAGTAATTCCGAACTGCTTTGCATAATTTGATGCCGTCATCAGGAATGAACTGGTACTAATCTTCATAAGTCCTCCCTCTATAATTCTGCATACGCAATCGCTTTGGACTGCTGCCTGGTCACCGCCTCGCCGAACACGTCCACCACAAGACGCTGCAGGAAGGCGTACTCGTCCTTATTGAGTCGGTTACCCAGGCTCACATTGAAAGCGGTCAGCGGATCAATATGCAGATCCAATAGACCGCACACTTTCAGAATGGTACGTGTAGTGACTGGAACGCTGAACCCTGTCCCGTCCTCATTGCCTGCCAGCATCTTGCGTAAGTCAGCGACTACCTTTAGAACGTTTTGAATCACGGTAGCGTCCAAGCTGTAGCGACGGTTAATCAGTGTCTGCATTTCAGCGTCCGTTGGATAGTCCACTTTCACAAATCTGAATCTATCCAGAAAAGCGGCGTTCATCTGTCGGGTACCGGAATATAATCCCGTTTCATCACCCGCGCCGAACGTATTAGCAGTCGCAATGACGCGGAACAGCGGATGCGGTTTAATAATCTCGCCGTTGTTCTGCACCACGGTCAGAGGTTTGCCCTCTAACACATCGTTAAGAGTGCTCAGATCCTGCGGTGACATTGTATCTATCTCATTTAGTAGAAGTATCTCCCCGTATTTCATGGCATGAGCAAGCGCACCATACTCAAACTTAAGAGAGCCATTGACCAAGGTTGTTCTGCCTATCAGATCATAGGACTCTGTCTTATTTGAACAAGTGATTTGCTGTACACCCCATCTTAATCGGGCGGCGACCTGGAGCACGGCTGTCGTTTTGCCCGTGCCTGCGTCGCCTGCTAACCATAAGCAGTCGCGGTTAGGATAAAACAGATACAGGAGGATCTGATTTGTAACATCGGTCTGAAACAGATAGTCAGTATCTGTATCTGGTATGCTGTCATATGACGGCAGATTGATTGATGCTGTCTCTATCAATGGCTTGAAAGAAAATAAATCTTTAAGGGCCAGCACGGAATTAACGGCAGCCGTTTGCGGCTCAGGAGGCACGGCATCGGTTAGCGGAGGTACAATGGCTGCAGATGTTTCAGTTTGCGCCTGGGTCTGCTTAGGTTTACGGGCGCGTTTTGGTTTGGTTGGAACGGCGGCAGAACTGACAGGGCTCAGAAGTTCATTAGATTTATTTATTGACTCATTTGCTTTTTGTATCAGCGCATCGGCGGCATCGGTTGGAACTGCAGGAACAAACGGAACAGACGGGACAGGACTATCGAACAGGCGGTTAATATCTGCCATAATTGAGTGATTGTCCACAACTACAGCAGGTTTGTTTGCGGTGTTAGAAGTGTCGGCTGTGGTGTTGAAAGTGTCGGTCACAGTGTCGTTTAAAAACTTTATCATTTTCTCTCTACTCCAAATAAAATGTTAATCTTCGTCTGCTTCGGTGTCGGATTCTTCTTCTAACTCAGCAAAGAAGTCCTTAATGTCATCTGGTAACATGTCCGGCTCTCGGTCGTAAACTGACAGGACATTGTCTCTATCTATATAAATGTCTCTACGACCGCGTATGCTTACAATATTTGCGTAACCATTGAATCGCCAGTAAGCATAACTAGCTGAAAAATCACCGTAAGATATGCGGCACGCAATATCAAACGGATTCATGCCATAAAGTACCTCGTCCATCTCATCGGTACTGTAGATACGATTGTCACCATAATTGCAGACATCGCATATAGCATTATTCAATTGGACTAAATCATCAAGACTTAAGCTGTCCATAACTTCCTGCAGTTGCTCTAAGTTTTTGTCAGTCAGTTCCATTTTCTCTATCTCCAAAATCTATTATTACTTCATATATACAGCGGCGATAATAACAAGCTTGTTGTCTTTCTGGTAAACGCGCTGCATTTCTGATTTATCTGACGGTGACACCAAGGATTTGTATTTATATGTGCCGAATCTTTTTTCCTCCAGAAAATCTATTGCGGCTTTCGTATATACCACATTGAAATGGCCGTGAATAATAGGTGTCTCAAATGGATCCACAAGGTCAGAAGGCGTGCCAAAACAGGCGCTTACATTAGGACAACGTCCGAATTTAAACGGAACCTCGGTACCGTCACAAAGCAAGCGCCCATCTTGGAATGTGAGGTCGTGATCGATGGTTGGATTCAGACTGACAGCGTGCCATACGCCCTGGTCACGGGCGGTCACATCGCGGCCCGCAAGGTTAAGGCCCATAATGATATGGCCGTTAGATGTTAGAAGTGTACCTGTATCAGAGATTAAGAAGTCAGATAGCCACTCTCTGACAGAGGACTTTTCACGCATTGCATACATACATTTTAAAGTTGTCTTAGAAATTCTCATTTTATTTTCCCTCATTGAATCGGTTAATGGTTAGCTAATTGAACAGTTAACAGGCTTGTAAGCTTGGTCATGCTGTCAAGGGCGTTTAATCCTTTAGTCGTATACCCTATATATGACATTAGGATTTTGTCTATGTCGTCTGGCGTGAACGCACTCGTGATAGCTGCAGGGGCTATCTCAAAGATAGAATCAAGTTTGAACTGGGATTCACTGACTTGCGTTATCACTGCATTGTGATCTTCTGTCGTAGCAAGCAAGTCCAGAAGATACAGTTTGTCTGTGAAAGACAAGGCCTGCAGGAAATTGACTAAAGTCGTTTGCTTTTTGGTTACGAACTGTGCCATGGTTAAGCCTCCGTTTATTTCTGTTTCAGGTCTGTAAGACGTTGGATTATTGTCTGTGCACGGGCAAGAGACGCCTCAAGATCTAACTCAAGATGATCCATTTCTTCCTGCACATCGTAGGCGCCGTAAGGTGCGCACGGTCTTAGATCGTGCAATGCTACAAGCGCATTGCGTAAAGACTGTGTAAGATTCCAAGCATGATGATTGAAGTTTGTCATATTGAAACCTCCAAATGATGGTTAATAATGTCAGATAAGAACGCGTGATACTCATGCGTCCCGCGTATGTCATATAGGATCTGCAGCAGATCCGTATCAGGTTTTAGACGGGACAGAAGAAAATCTAAACAATCAAACAAGCCTGTATAAGTACATTCCGACTGATTTAAATCAGCCGCTAAAGAATCAAAAGCAAGTTTGTCGTTAGTCAAGTCACGGCCATAACGCCGTAAATAATCTGTAAAGATTCTTGCATTGTCAGCGATCGTCAAGATGTACGATAACATGCAGCAGGAAAAGACTATCTTATGATACTCACGCATTTTAATACCCCATAAAAGTTAATGTGAAAATCGGCAGCGCAAACAACCAAAGATACAGGACAAATAACAGCACGATAACGGCAGATAAAAATCTGAATAATTCCATTTGGATTACCCCCTATCTGATAAAACCTGTAACGTGGAAATTATTATGCCCAAGCTTCTCAAAAATTAGGTGATAGTCGCTAGCCCGCAGCGACTCAATAATTTCAGTTACGTTATAGCCGTCGTAACAGGTATCTATCTTTGTGCCATTAGCTTTAATACTACGATAGCCTGTATCATTCTTGACTGCTATCAGGTACTGAAAAGTGCCGCGATTTTTGAAAGCCTGAATCGTAGCAGGTCCTAGGACATTTGTGTGTACTGTTTTTGCAGAAGATAGTTTGATTGTAGACATGATTTTGACCTCCCTATTTAACTTGAACCCAGTGGGAATTAGTCTTCATGCATACAGGATCTACGATCCAACCGTTTGCATTGACGGCCGTGCCGATTACAAGCACGGTGTCATAAAAAGCCTGCTGTTTGGCGGCAGTGCGTTTAGCCGCTGTCAAGGTAGTAGCTTCAACGCTGTAAGCCTGCCTGTAGGATTTTACAGTCTGCAATTCTGCGATATAGAATTTCATATGATTTGTACCTCACGTTATTCATCAAGGGTTGCAAGAATTTCATCTAATAAGACTTTCGCGTAAGCTTTACGATCAGGCATAGGAAACAGGACATTGTACTTATGCTCATTGTTGTCAATGTCATTTGTGTACAGCTTACAAGCTGTAGTGACAAGACGTGTTACAGCTCTCAGAGCTTTGTCGGCGTCGTAAATTCCTTTCTGCATAGCTTTCTTGATGCCGCGTTTCATCGCTTGGATCATGGTGTAAGTCGTGCGTGTATTTGGAATATATAAATCAAGGTCGCAGATTTTGTCTGCATTGATGTATGTGTTTGTCATTTTCTCTACCTCGTATAGTTGATTAAGCGCAGTCTTTAAGCGCAATCAGCTCTTCTAACCAATCCGTTACATAATACGGATTATCTTTTAACCATTGTTCGAACTCATCTGCAGTGCCTTGACCGTTTGTTCTGTCCTGAAAATCCTCCCAAAGCGGATCTTCTACGTCGTAATAATTGAACAGATAACCCTTATACATAATTTCAGGATCAGCCCAATCGCCGTGATAAATAAATTTAACACCCTTGATACCTAGATAATTAGCCATTTTGTTTTACCTCTTATTTAACAATCTATATCGTGTATTATAGACTATCTAAATTGTCACTGTCAAGAATAAATTGTGATACATATAACAATTTAAAATAGTATTTGTATATACAACAATCTAAATTAGTTGTTTAGTGCAACTGTAAAAATTTACAGTACATTTTTAGTTAAAATTATAGAATGTGATAAAGGATTATCATTGTAAATCATAATGATAGTGCCGATTTTACAGACTTTACAGTTTTTACAGTTTCAAAAAACAGGATTCAGCAAAATGAGTCGCAATTGCAAAAAACTTTTTTAAAAGTTTTTTAATTTTTCTGGGCAAAAAAACTAGAGCCCTGTTTTTTGCAGCACTAATTTCTGTTCACTTACTACTACTATCTATAATATAATATAATATAAAATAAATAAATAAATAAATCAAGGGCTTAGTCCCCCTCAACGCCGCAAAAACCGTGATTCACATCACACTTTTACAACCTGCAAAACTGTAAACATTTTTCTGTCATCTCACTAACACCATGATTTATAAAATAAATCTTGTTTTCACAATTCACATTTAAAACTGTAAAAACTTCCTTTATCTTATATATCAGTAACTTGCAAATAAATCACTGATATATAAGAGGTTGTTACACAAATAATGTAACAACCTATATATTTTATAATAAAATGCTACGCTGTCTCAGACAACCTATTTTAATTTAGGTACGAAAGTTGCATTAACTTGCATAATGATCTATGTTTGCGTTCAATCTGTCAAAATTCCATTCTAGATCGTTCGCAATAAAAGCTGTCAACGTATCGCCTAAGTATGCGCCATTGAATAATGTTTGTGCAAGTTTGAAAATGCTAGCATGTACTTTTATGTGATGCACGTCAATGCGATGGATGCATTGATTGATAGCGTCTCTTAATGTAAAATAATCACGTTCAATAAATGCTGCTTTTAAGTCGTTAATATCGATCATTGATAGCAGTGTGAAGCATATTTCAGCTTTGTCTTTTTTATTCATTTTAATCATTTTCTCTACCCTCCGAAAACTTCTACAAATATTTGTTTGCCATCAAGATCCCACACATCCCACGAATCAAGCATTAGATCCACGAATAGGTCTTTAAACTCATTATCGTATGAATCCGTGATAGTCATACATTCTGTGTCATCTGTATTGAAAAATTCAGCATCCAACCAAATGAGTTTTGTATCATCGTGCGGCGTGTCATACAGCTTGCATACTGTGCCACCATGCCCAAGTGCTTTTATCCGATTCGAATATTCGTTAATGCGATCTACTAATTCAGCGGTTTCAATGTTTTCAATATGCTTGAAAGTTTTGCGTTTTAATTGTTCAAAGCGCTTAGTTTGCATCGTTTCAATAAAGTCTTCTGAATTATCAAATCCGTATACTTCTATTTCATTGTTCATTTTTATTCCCTCAGTTAGTCAAAAATAAATTTAGTAAAGCACGCTTTGTTTTTTGCATAGCTTGCTTCGGAAAACAGTTTGTCTAAATTGCGACAGAGATATTCATACGTAAATGCATCACACTGAATTGTAATTTTTATTGCGTCTCTTGTGAGTGCTAGTTTCATTTTGAATCCATCAACTATGTCTTGCGTTACTTTAGGATCTTCTGTTATTTCGTTTACGATTTGTGCAAGCTCTGATTCATAGCGTTCTTTCAATTCATTCATTTCTGACTCACTTGTTCCACGTGGAACGTTTACTTGTTTACAGGCACTTGCAGTGCAAGCACCACATACGTGCATCTACCTATATTATAAACGATGTGCGTAGTAATTCCACAATATTTTATAACTTTTGTAACTAAGTGTGAGCTTTGTCACATTTTAATTTATAAGTGATTGATAGTAAAGGAAATGTTTGCACGGCTTGCATATATATGTATAGACCTGTCACGCCGTTGGCTGTACGTCTAAGATGCCGCCGCATCTTGAATGGCTGACACGTTTGGTTTGTATACGTATAGATACTGCACGCATCTTGTATGTTAGACGGTGAGGCGATGCCAGGGGGGCGGGGGCGGTTTGGACAGCGGCGCGGCGACACCCCCCACCACACACATTAGGTCTGCAAAAATTTTTTATAAATTTTTCAAAATCTTAACACAATCTACATTGCTCGTTTTCAAAGTCTGCTACACTTGCGACGCCCTCGGTGTCCTATTTGCACTCTTGGTCTGCGGCGTCTCCGATGTCCTATCTTTTATTATGAGTGCGGCGTCTCCGATGTCCTATCTTTTATTATGAGTGCGGCGTCTCCGATGTCCTATCTTTTATTATGAGTGCGGCGTCTCCGATGTCCTATCTTTTATTATGAGTGCGGCGTCTCCGATTTCCTATCTTTTATTATGAGTGCGGCGCCCTCGGTGACGTTACTGACGTTACGTTTATTCTGTCCTCAGTGTCCTTGACATCACCATTAAAATTAAGTACAGTATGAGTGTGCCTTGGCTGATTAGTTCTTCCGTTTCTCTACTCACTTGTCAGTTAGGGCACTCCCCAGTCCTATAATTTTCCGCGTCTTGCATACAAATAGTGGCAAATCTCCTTAGTTTCGCATATACTTAGAGCAGTAGTTCAAACCTAGGAGAACTTTACATGACTGTAACATTTGTACCAGGTGAGCTGAAATCTGACGGTTCACGTCAAAGACCAATCGACGGTTCTGTAATTGATAACGCTTACATAGATAAGCCTGCTCTCGTATCGTCTGATGCAGACAATCTTCTTAAAACCGGCACAGACGGTAACCTCATTGTAGACAAGAATGACATTCCGGCAGCCGCAGTTCCGGCCGCCTCTGATTATGTATCCGCAGAAAGCGGTAATCAGCTTAAGGTTTCCACTGTTGACTCCAAACTGTTTGTAGCAGAACCGGAGGACGTTGATCCGGCCTCTCTGGTTTCAGGTGTTTCCGGTAATGCTATGACAGTTGCAGCCGATAATAAGCTTTACGTAGCGTCTGCTGATGTCCCGTCTCCTGCTGATATGGTGTCCTCTGATACCGGCAATCGTTTGACCGTAGGTTCCGACAGCAAGCTGTTTGTAGCAAGTCAGAGTGTAGCTCCTGCCGATCTGATTTCAACTGACGTCAATAATTCTCTGGTACGCGGTTCAGATGAGAAGCTCAAAGTAAAGGTAGTCTCCGATGATGCGGGCAACCTGCTGACCCGCGGTTCAGATTTAGGTGCCATGGTAAAGGCTGCTGATATGATTTCAAACGGCAGCACCGGCAACCTTATCATTGAGAACGCTACTGACCATGGACTTGAGGTAAAGACTTCCGATGTCCAGACTTTAATCAATACTGCTCTCAATGAGAAAGTGATTGTGTCCGAGGACGCTGACAATCTCATAACCAAAGGTACCGACGGCGGTGCGTTCCTGTCAGGTGACGCCCTGCCTGATGCCGTGTCCGCAGGTGAGGGTATCGCAGTTGACGCAGGAAAGGTGAGTGTCCTCCCAGGTCACGGTCTTGCCGTAAACAGCACTACCAACAAGCTGTATGTCAACGAGGACGACTTAGACTTCAAAGAGATTTCATTGGCGGCTACAGAGAAAATTCTGTCTCTGACTTCATCAAATGAGCTGTCGTCCAGTCTGTCCATGTCCTACAATGCTTCCACAGGTTATTTAACTCTGCAGGGTATCGGCGGACAGACCGTAGACTCTATCTATATTCCAGGTGCGGAGCAGGCTCTGCTTGGTGTAGAGGTGGTAACCAATCCGGTAGGTTACGAGCCGGGCACCTATTTCAAGTACACCTTCACTACCGCAGGCGGTAACGTGGTGTCCTATGTTAAAGTCCCAGAGGGTTCCACCACTGTAGGCGGCGACGGTATCAACGCTGTAACCTCAGACGGCGTGGCTACCGTTTCTGCCAGAGCAGGGCTTGGTATCAGCGTAGACTCTGTCGGTATCAATGTCAAACCTGAGGCTGACAAGGGTCTGAGCGTAAGCGCCAGCGGCGTGGCTGTCAAGGTTAAGTCAGGCGGCGGTGTGGTGGTGGACGCCGATGGTCTGTCAGTTGACACCTCAGTGGTTCCAACCTCTGACGCCTTAGAGGCTCTGTCAAACCGTGTGACCGTGGCTGAGGGTGACATTGGCACCGTTAAGACAGGTTTAACAAATACCAATACAAAATTAAACGATCTGCAGGACGAGGTTGACGCTCTTGAGCTGAGCGCTTCCTCGCTGTCAGTATCCAGTACCGAGGTAGATCCGGGCACCCTTGACAATTCAACCGGTGCGCTCTATCCGGCTACAGATTTGTTGTCATAAACTAAAGGAGAAAAAAATGGCTGATATTGCATATGCAAATGTCGTGTTTAAAGACGCTGCCGGTAATACAGGTCACATCAAGACTTTAACCGCAGCAGACATTACCCGTGTCCAGAACACTATCCAGGGTCTGAAAGACTTAAAGGACAGAGTAGATGTTATCATTGACAATAACGGTGCTTTCCTTGCCGCTACTGAGGCAACTGATGCTGTCCTGGGTACTGTAAAGAAAGCTTCCGCTGCTGACGTTACCGCAGGTACCGCAGGCAAGGTTGTTGATGCTGCTCAGTTAAAAGCTGTAGCTGACAAGCTCACTAACGGTGTTCACTACAAGGGCACTGTAGCAACCTTTGACGCTCTGCCTACTACTGACGTAGAGGCTGGTGACATGTACAACGTTACTGCTGCCTTTACCAAGGACGGCATTAACTATCCGGCAGGCACCAACGTCATTGCTGACACCTCAGGCGCATCTGTTGAGTGGGACGTCCTGGACGGTGATCCATCAGGCTTTGCCAAGCAGGCTGTAGCTAACACCTTCACTGCTGCCAACACCTTCAATAACGACGTTACCGTAGCGGCTGCTTCCGGTGGTTCTGCTCCTAATGTGGATCTCACTGGTGCCAACGTTACCGTTGCAACTCAGAGCGCAGGTGACAATTCTACCAAGGCAGCTTCTACTGCTTACGTAGACGCAGCTGTGGCAGAGGTTGTTAAATACAGCGCATCCGCTCCTGCTGATGTGTCTGCCTTAGACAACAACACAGCTACATTCTATCCTGCTCAGGATCTGCTTTCAGATCCAGTTTAACAGCACGCGCCTCCCTACGGGGAGGCTTTTTCTAAAAGGTAAAAATTATGGCAACAATAGATTATGCTTCTCTGCTTTTGAAAGATAAAGACGGCAACGTAGGCAGAGTCAGGACTTTAAGCCAGACAGACATTGCAAAACTCAACAATGCGGTAGCTGTTACCACCAAGAGCGGTCTGCCGGTCTACAGTTCCACTATTGACTATGAGGTAGGCTTTGTAGTGCGTTCGGGCACTTACATCTACCAGGCTCTGGTTGCAAACGGTCCTAATGAGCCAGCTGGCGTACAGCCTGTAACCAACCGCACTTACTGGGCGCAGATAGGCTCAGTTGCAGATGCTACCACCACAACCAAAGGTGTGGTACAGCTGGCTGACAGTGCCGCAATTACCGCAGGCACCGCAGGACGTGTGATTGACGCAGCCCAGCTCAAGGCTGTAGCGGATACGATAGAGAACATAACCGTATCCAGTGTCGCAGTCGATCCGTCTGCTCTCAATGCCCGCGAGGGTGTGATAATGCCTGCCACTGACTTACTGGATTAGGAGGATGCAAAATGGCTGACGTAACACATGGCAAGTTTGTCTTTAAGGACAGCAGCAACAACGCTGGTACAGTTCTCGGTTTATCTGCAAATGACATCAGCAAGATGAACGCCAAGGCTACTCTGGACGTGGTAAGTTCCGCAAGTGCTTCAATAAGTAACAAGCATGGTGAGCTGTTCCCGGCCACTGACCGTCTGACTGCTCCTGACACTCACTATCCGGTTGTCATTCAGGCACACTTTGTCACCGGCGATATCAAGCAGACCATGAACCCGAATTTTGACGCCACCGAGTGGGTGCTTGGCAATGGCGCATTAGTCCCAAGAACAGGAGCTTACAAAGATCTGTGGGAGTTTGCCAACGACCTCGGCCTTGTCAGAGACGCCTCTGCCCAGGCAAGCTATGAGAGTAACCCTTCCACCTTTGAGGGTCTGTCCTACGGTCCTGGTGACGGCTCCACCACTTTCCAGCTCCCCGATTTCAGAGGGCGTGTAATACAGGGCGCAGATGCGTCCCATGCACTTGGTCATTTCATTAAAGCTGGGTTACCTAACATAACTGGACAAACAGGAAGTTGGGTAAGGTACAGAAGCATAACTACAAGCGGCGCCATATACAAAAGTGCTGACCAAACACAACAAGGTCAGGGCTTGGCTGATCCAAGTTCAGGCTTTATCGTTTATAGTGGACTCGTGTTAGATGCATCTGGTTCAAATAGCACCTACGGAAATAGCAATACCGTTCAACCTTTAGCCGTATCGAGCTACAACTTAATCAAACTGTAGGTAGATACTGCTTCTTGCTGAACAGTTGAAACGCTGTCGCTGTAAATGGCATTACTGCTTGAGGCTTTAAATTCGAGATACACATAGTATCCCTCAAGCGACCCGTCCGGTAATGGAGCATTGCTAGTAAACGAGGTGGTAGCAAAACAGCCCGTGTGCCGATAACCGTTTGCGCGTGCTGCTACATCGGCTTGTGTTCCAGTTATGTTAGGGAAAAATTTAAGCCCTAACATAACTGGAGATATACACGATATGTATGGTGGTGACAGAACTGTTAGCGTCGCATTTAGCCGTTCGACTATACACGCTAGTACTATGAAAGCAGAAGCTGGAAATAACATGGGTAGTACAACTGTTTATTTCGGGGCCTCGTATGCTAACTCGATTTATGGAGCTTCTACAACCGTACAATCACCAGCTATAAGTTCTTACAGTTTAATTAAACTGTAGGTAGATACGGCTAAAGATTGTACAGTGTTGCTTGTGCCGTAAACTGCACTCGAACGAGACGCATTAAAGGTTATTCCCCAATACCATTGTTCACTTCCAGCAACGTTAGGTGCAAGTCCTGTAAGACTTGTGTTAATAGCAAGAGCTCCACTCGCAGTCTTTAAAGGCGATGTTAATGTTGTAAAATCTCCAGTTATGTTAGGCCCCTTTCCCTACCCAATCTCTCTAAACATAAATCCAGCTATCCGTTCTCGCGCCCAAAGTGTGTTAATTTCCCTGTGCCTGGCACAATAGCAGAAAACGGCAGATACAGTCACAAATGGCTAAGTGGTGCGGTTTCCAACCTAAATCCTGAGCACAGCGGGCACATTAAAAATCCTATTGGCAATCTTGTAAACTGCACATATAATATGAATATACGCATGTGTACGATTAATGGAGAATATTATGGCCACAGTAAGTCCGTCCAATTTTAAATTTGTAAATGCATCTGGTGATGACGGTGAGGTAAAGTCCCTGTCAGATGCTGACATTACTCTTATCAACAACTGTTTGCAGGACGTTGAGAATTTAAAATATACCGCTTTAAGCTCGCTGCCGTCTGGAAGTATGATCCATTTTGCAGGTAACGTTGTCCCTGCCGGGTTCCTCGTCTGCAACGGTGCAGCCGTAAGTCGTACTGACTATGCAAATCTGTTCGCTGCCATTGGTACTCTCTATGGAGCCGGTGACGGTTCTACCACCTTTAATCTGCCTGATGCCCGTGACAGAGTCCTCCAGGGAGCTTCTTCAACATACGCAGTCGGAACCCGCATTGCGGCTGGGTTACCGAATATCACGGGAAAAGTCTATTGGAGTAATGCTGGGAATCCCGCGGCTAGCGGGGAAGGTGCACTATATTGGTCGATGAACGATGCTGCGGGTACTCGTGTCACTGATGAAGGTTATCCAGCAAACATTAGTATCGACGCCTCTCGATCAAGCTCATATTACGGCGTTACTACGAAACCTCAAATAGACGGTATATCGGTTTACACCTTAATCAAAATATAAGACGCTACAGCAGGCGCTTGTACTGTAGTTACTGAATCACTATAAATCGCATTGCCAAGCGACAGGTTGAAGTATGGATCTATATTTTTTGATTGCGCTACGGTTTCGACATTTTCTCTTGAAGTGCCAGGATTCAAAAAATAAGTCGCCCCTGCGGTGGCACTTGATCTGCCTATCATAGACCATCCACCCCGAATATTCGGCACCCTTTCTCCACCCATCCCACCCGTTAGATTTTCAATTCGTTATACCATGTTTATTCTCCTGTAAAATCGCTGTGCCAGGCACAATACGGCTTTTCATCCATCTGACAATAAACTCTAGCCTTATCAGTTATTTGTCCTGATATCTGCGGCACATTGAGCACAGCCTTTTGAGCAGAGGTAATCCCACCAGTTTTGCAGAACAATTCTGCGCTGTGCCGTAAGCTGGGAGTGCATGTAGGCCTGGACGGTTTCCGAGCCGGTGACATGGGCAAGCATACTCTCTGCCACTTCAAAAGCTACGCCCTGCTCTGCCATCCATGTGCGTCCTGTAGCTCTAAGCCCATGATGGGTGGTGACACCGCTCAGGTCACTGGCTTTAAGCCATTTGGTAAGCGCCTGCACATGGACATGCTTTCCGCGTCCTATTCGCCATATATAGGGGCTTCTGCTGTGGTTCAGGTATTTGATTTCGTCCAATAGATTTATGACAGGCTGGATCAGCGGTACCGTATGGTCACGTCTTTTTTTCATAAATCTGGCAGGAATGGTCATCACATCATCGGTGATCCATGACCACTGCATCTGGCTGACCTCATTGGGGCGCAGCATTGACCAGACACAGAACGTGACATAGATTTGCCAGGCTCTCTCCTCCTGTGAGCACAGACTGAACAGCAGATTGAGATTCTGCGGGTTTATATAGGGGTGGTGTCTGACGCATTTAGGCGGGAGTATGCGGGAGAGCTGGGCTGCCACGTTGGCATCTACCAGTCCTGCGGCTTTGGCAAGATTGAGCATCTCATTTATGCGCATCAGACAGCGTCTGCGGGTTGCAGGTCTGTCCTTGAGATTGTCAAGGGCCTCGAGTATTTGAGGTGCGTTTAAGCTGTCCAGTTCACATTTTCCCAGTTTGGTTATGATATACTTCTCGATGCGTTTTTTCTCATTCGGATAGGAAGTCAAGCTCTTTTTCTTGTCTCTCCAGAGATAGAACGCATCCCATAGGCGTGCTCCTTCTGATGATTTCAGTCCAAGTCTTGCTCGTATTTTGTGCGCTTGAGCTCTGGCCTGGACGATGGTCATGGGAACACGGCCTAGGGTGATGTCTCGCACTTTGCCGTGTTTACTGTAGCGGAGCACATAAGTTTTCACGCCAGAGGGGAATACACGGACAAACAGACTTTCCCCAAGTTTAAAGGTATAGCGTTTGGTTTGAACCGGCAGACGGTTGATGGTTTGTTGAGTTATCTTATTCATATCGTTAACTTTCCTCCTATTAATTTGATAGTACATTTTTCGGAAAGTTGCATTAACTTGTAGATAATTAAGCGTTTACACGCAAGACTTGTGACGGATTGTGTGAAATTCTTTTGTTTCTGACATATAATAAGACTAGTTATGTAACTTAACACTTGAGGAGTTAATTCCAAATGGCAACACAATTGCAGACAGCATATCGCTTCGATAAGTACAGTTACTATCGTGGCGAAGATAAGGTAATGATGGACGGTGAAGGCAAAATCCTGTTACCGCCTGATGACACTTTAGTCAAGCCAGATTTAAAAGACGGCTACTGGTCTAAGTTTGATAAAGCCGGTAACAAATGGGTAAAAGAGAAAATCCCTACCACCTGTCAGGAAGTTATTGACGCTGGTCTTTCCGTAGTATCCAACTCATCTGAGCCGCACGATCGTGAACTTATAGATCTGTTTGCTCGTCTGGTTGAGGCTGAGAAAGATGTATACCAGCTGCACACAGAGCCGGATACTCTGGTTCAGACCATCGAGAAAATCCCTGAGCCTACCCCTGAGGAGAAAGAGCGTCAGGAGCAGGAGAAGCAGAAAGCTGAACTGGACAGACAGATAGCCGATATCCGTGAACGTTTAGCAGACGCTACTCTGTTAGGTGATGAGGAATGGATCGCAGAGTTACAGGCTGCTTATAAGGAACTGATAGGAGCATAATTATGGCTAAGAGTGCAGTAAAAGTTACACGTTGTAAATATTGCGGTGCTAAGCTGGCATCTGATGGGTTCTGTTCCAAGCCATGCAAGCCGGGCGAATTAGATCGCAAGCTTGCGGCTGACGCAAAGAAATCCTGATTGCAGTTATTACGCATAAGAACCGCACTTATTAAGTGCGGTTTTTTGTTGTATGTTCTATACTTAGTTTGAGAGTTCAAGTGGGAGCTACCATGTTCATTTCAGACGAAACCTTAATAGACATTATCTGGTGCGCCATTGGCGGCTGTACCTGCTTTGCTACGTCCATTTTAGTAGTGGGTTTCAGATCGCCGCGTCCTCGCCTGTCACGCAGGATTGAGTACGGACTGATAAGTGCTCTGGGTGCGTTTGCTATAAACATGTTAGCCTTAAAATACTTCCCTGATAAGGTAGAACCGATGGATGCACCAGCATATTCAATACTGATTGCGCTCTTTGGTTTGACACGTATTCTTGACTTTATAGCCAAGAAGTATGGCTTAGGAGATAGACAATGACGACGGACAGGAAACAATGTTTGCTGCGTTCATTATGGCGTGTCTTAACATATTCAACAGAATTAGGGGTTGCTTTCCTGTTCATGGTGAGCGGCTGGCTCCCAGTGTACGGAGTGATAGCGCTGACCTGCTTCCTGTTCGTGCTAACGCACGAAAGACTGAGTGCCAGGAGGAGACAGAAATGCTAGTATCTGAGCAGGCATTTTTACATGTGTTCCCTAAAGCCCCTCTGACTTTACCTACCTTATTCGACTTATATTTCCCAGCCCATGGTCTTAAGACCAGAGAACGTATTGCAGCTTTTCTGGCACAATGCGGGCATGAGAGTGCAGGTTTCACTGTGACCAGAGAGAATCTGAATTATTCAGCCAAAGCCTTACAGTCTGTGTTCAGGAAATATTTTCCGACCGCTGAGCTTGCAGAGAAGTACGCACGTAAGCCTGAGATGATTGCCAATCGTGTGTACGCAAACCGTATGGGCAATGGTGATGAGAAGTCCGGTGACGGATGGCATTATCGCGGGCGTGGTTTTATTCAGCTTACGGGTAAAGCAAACTATTATGAGCTTGCCAGTGACATGCATGACATGCAGTATTATGCTCATCCTGAGCTTTTAGAGCAGCCGTCCCGTGCGCTTCTGAGTGCTTTATGGTTCTGGGATAAGCACAGACTTAATGACTATGCCGATAAGTGTGACATCAGAGGCATAACTAAAATCATCAATGGCGGTTATAATGGGCTTGAGGATAGATTAAAGCTGTATGAGAGGCTGATAATCGCATTATGACAACATGGGTTAAGGTTTGCATAGTTCTAAGTGTTCTGGCGTTTGCGTTCTCTGGGGGCTATTACGTACGTGCGCTTAAAGCACAGCGGGATTTAGCCATGCTCAATGAGCAGATGCATCACGAGCTGACTCTGGTACAGCAGCATAATCTTGACCTTACAGACCAGTTGTCCCATGTAACTAACAAGGCTGATACGGAGAGCGCTAAGCATGAGAGTGAGCTTAATAATACTTATGAGCATCTGGTTAACAGCCTGCACCACGACACAGACAGTCCAGCCGGTGGAAGTAAAACCGGTAGTACCGCCGCTGCCGGCACGGTTTCTGGAAAGTGCGACTGCGGACAGTATGCAGCAAGTCAACGAGCTTTTAGAAAATTACAGAAAGACGTACTTGCCATAACCTATAAGTGCGATCGTGATGCAATACGTTATAATGAGCTTAGGAATTTATATTTAGATTTGCAGAAACTGCTTAATCAGTGAGGGAGTGATTTATGCAGAGAGTTGAAGAAAAGCTGTGGCCTGACATAGCTCACGATATAGCTATGCTGTCAGTACCGGCGGCAGGGGCGGCCACTTATACGGCCGCCGATATAGCCAAAAGTCACGGCATCAGTCTGGAGGCGTTCACAGGACTGATGCAGCTCTCCTCTTTCCAGATGCTTGTTCAGGAAGAGGTTAAGAGGATTAAAAGTTTAGGTCCTCACGCAGGCGCACGCATACGTGCCGAAGCTATGGCCACTCCGCTCCTTGAGAATCTTTTCACTAAAGCCATCAGCAATGAGCTTACTGATGAGCTGTCAATAAAACTTCTGAGTATGCTTTTGAAATCAGCAGGGCTTGAACAGCCTCCGGAGGTTATACAGGCACAGCAGCAGTCTAACACTGTGAATATAGCGTTCAATATTCCAAAGCTGCATAACAGTAAGCTTAATCATCTTACCGCCCAGCCGCAGGTTAATGTGGTCGATGTAGAGGAGTAGCAGCATGGGTAGATTGAGGGAACATGTCAAACCGTTACAGCATCATGTGCTGGGTATTCCTAAGGAAGTTCAGGAACAGCTTAACAGATTAAGTAAGATGCAGGCTGCGGCACTTAACGAGGAGTATGTAAAACTTGTCGATCGTGCTGAAAGGCTGTATCAGCATCTCTTGAAACAGGCTAAATCCTATGAGGCTATTGCAGATGCCAAGTGTCCTGATGAGAAGATAGACCACGCCGCTGAGCTTTTCGTACATCAGATTTTTGACCTGGCTTTCATTCACAATGCTATTGCCTCAAGTGGTTATCCTATCGGAGAGTTCCCGTATAATGATTTAGCGGTCAGATTATTCGGGGGCGTAGCTGAATAAGTATGCAGGTAGTAGCGGGTTTTAAGTACGTACCTACTGAAACAGGTTTAAAGTTTCACGAATCAGATGCAAAAATAAAATTAGTCGTAGGTCCGTTCGGTTCAGGCAAGTCCTGTATGATTATGAATGATGCGCTGTTCTATTGTCTGGCACAGCGTCCGGCACCAGACGGGGTAAGATATACCCGTATTGCCGTGATTCGTGGTACCTATCCAGAACTGCAGTCAACCACACGCAAATCTTTAGAAGAAGTATTCCCGTCTGAGTTTGGCGGCATGAACGCCAGCGGTGCTCCTATAACAGGACATTATTATTTTCCTGTAGGTGATGGACCGTATGAATACAAATCAACGGGCGAGAAGTGGAAACCAGGTTATGGCACTTTCTGTAATGTTGAAATCGAGATGTACGCCGTACCCGATGAATATGCGGCTATGAAAGTCCGTTCCTTGAACGCAACTTTTGCGCTTATTAATGAGGCCACGTCAGTTACGAAAGAAGTAATAGCATCTTTACAGGGACGTGTAGGACGTTACCCGCCTGAGAGTATGGGGGGCTGTTCTTACTCGGGTATTATAATGGATACTAACCAGCCAGTGCAGGGACATTATTTGCTGGATTATATTGAGCACCCATTACCAGACTGGGCAATTTTCAAACAGCCGCCTGCTGCGTTCAAGCATGTCAATGAGGACAGGACAGTTACTTATGAGGTTAATCCAAACGCAGAGAATTTAACGAACTTAGGCTCTGCAGTGAAACCTGCTGACTATGACACATGGGACGCAGAGCGTAAACACGCCTGGCTGAAACAGCGCGGTATGTCCTATTACCAGACACAGATAGACACATGGCTTAAGAACGGTCGTGATGACATGGTGGATTCTCTGTTCTGCATGTTGGACGTACCGATTCAAGACGGCAAGCCGGTGTTCACACTGTTCAACTACAAGATCCACGTAGCACAGTCGGAGATTCCTCCGCTACCATACAAGAATGTGATAGTAGGCTATGACACCTCTGGTATTCATCCGGCTACTGTTTTCCTGCAGGAGCAGGGCGGCAAGTGGATTGTGTTGGATGAGCTGTACGGTGAGGACATGGGCATGGAAGCTTTTTTAGATAAAGCTCTGATGCCATTAATCTCATCTAAATACTATAATTGTAATATTGTGGTAGCGTGCGATCCGGCAAACGCCAAGGACAGCTACACAGGATTAGCACCAAGTCAGCACCTGCAGGAGCGTGGTCTTGCTGTGTACATGCCAAAGACCAACGATCCAAAGACCCGTATCAATGGCGTTGAGACTATGCTCAACAAGAACGTAGGCGGTCTGCTTATAAGTGCTAACTGTAAGTATCTTATCAAAGCAATGCAGGGCGGGTATCATTACAAGCGTCTGCGGCTGGTTGGCGGCGTTGAGGACGCATATGACTCACGACCTGAAAAGAATAAATACTCGCACGTAGCCGATGCGCTACAATACGCTGCGCTGTGCATACAGCGTGACGATTTTGTGAATTATGACGCACGACCTATAATACGTGAGGTGTCACGGAGACGTAATGTGCTACGGAGGATAATGTAATGTCAGAAAGTAAAATCCATACGCAGGGTGTATATGATTACGCGCGTGACAATGTTGAGCTGCCGTCAGAGTCTTTAGACAAGCTTGCCTGTACGGTGCTGTCCCGTTTTAACAGAGCCGTATGGTGGCAGTCTATGGAGCAGGTAGGCGGCCGCAGTCTGAGAGTGGTACTGCGTGAATGTTATGAGCAGTACAATGGTGTGCTAAGTCCTGAGGATCAGCAGATTGTAGAAGAACTCGGGGTAAGTGCACACATCAATCTTACGGCTATGAAGTCGTGTCTTGTACAGTCTTATCTGCTTGAAACACTGGTACAGGCAAATCAGCTGCCGTGGGTGATTGAGCCTACACCTATCTCAAGTCTGTCCAAAGCTGACGAGGACGCTGCTGTAAAACAGCTGCTGCAGGGTATAACTGCCGCAAACGCAGCAGGATCTCCTATGGGTTCGCAGACTATTCTGGATCTGGCAAAGCAGATTAAGACTGATTTAATGCGTAAAGAGACTGAGCTTGCCAAAGACAAAGCTGAGAACATGGAGAAGCTTCTGACTGACCAGTGCATTGAGGGCGGCTGGAATAAAGCCATGTATGCGTTTACATCGGATTTTACTGTCTATCCGTTCGCTATACTGCAGGGACCGGTACCTACTGTACGTAACTGTCCGGTATGGGAGGGCAACACCTACACAGTCAAGCAGAAAACTTTTTATGAGTTTAATTCAATAAGTCCGTGGGATTTCTGGTACTCACCTGACAGTGCTGATACCCAGTGCGGCACAGGTGTGTTTGTGCGCCAGAGATGGACACGCCGTCAGCTTTTGGACGCCATGCGTCTGCCGTCTTACAATGCTGATAATATCAGGAAAGTTTTAGAGGAAGCAGGGCGTAAGGACTATATCTACAGGTGGATGAGTGAGAACCCAGAGCAGCCTGATGAGCAGCTTTTATTCTGGAACAACTGTACCACAACCATAGATGTTCTGATACATTATGGTTTCTTTAAGGGTTCAGAGCTGCGCGACTATGGTGTGACTGATATAGAAGATCTTGAGACTTACAATGCTCAGATAACCGTAGTAGGTCGCTATACTATTCAGGTGATAGTTCAGAAAGATCCAAGTCTGAATATCAGACCTATATTCACAACCTCTTTCTACAAGACCCAGAACCGTATACCGTCCTATGGTATTGCACAGCGTCTGCGTGATACAGAGCGTGCGTTTATGAACGCTCTGCGTTATCTGATGATAAACGCCTATAATGCTTCAGGTCCTATCACTGAGGCTGACTATACACGTCTTGCCAAATACATGAGCAACGAGGACATCAACAAGATAATCCCTAACACAATTTACTTATCTTCATCTGACGTGCCTACGTCAAATCCTGCTTTGAGGTTCTACACAGTGCCAAGCGCCATGCCTCAGTATCAGGCTATGATGTCGTTCTTTATGGATATTGCAGATCGTGTCACCAACATTCCGGCGGCTTTGCATGGTACAGCTGTAGGCTCAGGTGCTAACCGTACGTTCCGAGGCGCCGCCATGCTGCAGGGCAATGCGGTTAAAGCTATCCAGGCATCGGTTGCGAATATTGACCAGTTTGTGTTCAAGCCTATGGGCGAGCTTCTGTATAATTACAACATGAAGTATAGCGATGACGAGAGCGTTAAGGGAGATTGCAGGATAGTCGCCGCCGGTGCTACCGGTCTGATGCAGCGTGAGATTGATCGTCAGTCCTCGTATGAGATTCTACAGATGATAGGCTCCGCAGGTCAGCAGATTATGCAGATGCCTAAAGGTCCGCAGATTGTAACCTGGGCGCTTACTAATGTTCTAGGCAAGATGGGTGTACCGAAAGACTTACTCTCACAGCAGAGTATTCCTGCACCGGCACCGCAGCAGAATCCGTTAGAGTCTGAGAGTGCTGACATGACAGCCGGTACAGCTATGGCAGATTCGGGTATGCTGCAGCCAGCAGGTCAGGTATAAAATTTATCTGACTTGTATGTAAGAGCGTGAGTTTTCAAGAATTTGATATATACTATAGGTAGAGGTAAAAACTATGTTAGACGGTGTAGAAGTAAACGTAGGTGATACAGTATTTGTACTGGGCATTGGCTACGGACAGGTAAACTCAGTCTCGGCTGACGGTTCTTTCAAGGTTAAGATTGGCAGAGCTACACAGGAATACCGTGACGGTGGTATGATTGGCAATGTACGTAAAGTATACTGGCATGATCCGCTGTTCATCGTACCGCCTAAAGATGCTACCTTGTGGGCGACTTTCAAAGAACAGGCCTTGTATAATTACGCACTTATGGTACGTGTGCTGCAGGGCGGGATTAAAGCACCTGAGGTAACCACTGATGAGAGCGAAGCTGAATAAGTGGTGGTATGAGGCCAAGTGGTTTTTCCTTGAGAAAATCAACTGGTGTCATCCGTCTGACAGACATGGTAAAGAAAAGCCGCAGTCTCTGTTCTACACAATCTACTGCTGGCTGTTCTGGCCTATTCCATGGATGGAACCGGCACCATGTTGGTGCTGTGCGTCTGTACGCGGTCTGATATATGGACTGATTTTAGGATTTACATTGGGGTACTTGCTATGAGTTGTAACATACAGACAGGCTACTCAGTAGGCGCCGTGCCTGCTCCAAGCGGTTCATGTCTGGTAGCATCACCAGGCAAAGTGATTTTATTTTCACCGACTACGCTGGCAGGTACAGATCGTAGTGCGCCATTTACTATCACACCGGGTATGGCGGTTCTTATTGATGCCTATAATCTTGAGCCAGATCTGCATGTCTATGTGAACAGACTGGTAGTTACATCAGACTGTATTACTACAGGTGTTGCATGTAATGCCGCAGACATGCAAAAGGCTGGCGGCAGTGCTCCTACTGTAGTTTTCCGTGAGCGTATGACACTGGGTAATAATCCTGAGAGATGGAGCCTTATAAAGAACTCCGACGAGACTGTTGCCTCCCGCTGTCAGCTGTATATCTCAATGCCGGGAACTTATGAGCTTGAGCTTGAAGATGCCGCAGTCCAGCTTAACGGTACTATGGAAATTGAGTACCAGGCATTTAAGGTTGCAGATGTTGGACATCTGCCAGCCTCTTATTATGGAGGAATTGACTAATGGCAGTTACCCGTTCTATTCCTACAGCGCTGTTCCATGCTAAATCCTCCAGTGTGGAAAGCCCTATCTTTTTCGTAGATCCAGGTGAGGTTGTCCAGGTTTTAGGTTTTGGTTTTGCATGTCAGCGCGCCAAACTGGACGAGACTGAACGTGCTGTACCTCAGGTTGCGTATCTTGAACAGATAATTTTCAAGGAAGCCAATGTAGAACATGCTACAACAGTTATGCAAGGTAAATGCAGTTGTACTAAACTATACGATAAGACGACTGAGATATTGGCTACGTCTGAGGTTATGTTATGCGGAAATTGTGTTATGCTTAGCGCATCCAATAATCACATGCTGATAAATTCGCCGGGTGCCTACCGTTTCGTCTTGAATGACGTAACTGCATTAACCAATGTACAGGTATTTATCAGAACCTTTAGTATGCACGAGTTCCCATGGAATTCTAAATTGTTTATCGGAGAAAGATTATGAGTTGTCTAGAGACTGGTCCATTTGACGGTGGCACATATAATGATCCAACTGTCAACAATCCAACCGTATCTGGCGGTACACTGACAAACCCGACCTTAGACGGTTCTGTTAACATGACTGAGTCCGCAGCCAGCTCAGTACTCGCAGCCATGCAGGAAATGAGTCCTGCTGCGGTAACTGATGATCCAAAGCAGAGTTCCGCTGATGACCTGCCAGCAATTATTGTCGGTGAAGATCGTACTGTGATTCTCGGCAAACCATTCAAGTGGATTAAATGCGGGGACGGTATGATCCCTGTATTCCGCAAGGGGTAGATTATGGGCAGAGAAATTTTCGATGGTCCTAGTAAGCCAAGTGCTATAGAAGAAGCACGAATGGCTTTATGGGAGAAACCTGCACCTACTACCCGTGACCAATATTTAGAGCGCAAAGATTTAAAACATGAGATTGATGTGCTTGCTAAAGATGATTACATGCGTACACACAAGGCTGGGTATGCTAAGATTATGGATTTACGGGGACAGACCCGTGAGGAGTTAGAGTAATGGCATGTGGTTCATGTAGGCAATCACCTGTGTATCGTAGACCATCGTCTACACCTACTGGTAATGGCGGCATTGTACTGCCGACCCCAACGCAGGTAAATAACATAACCGCACCACGTACAGGTGATGCACGTTCAAAGATAACCAATTTGAAATATGTCCCAAAGTAAAAACGAATTAAAACTTTTACTGAGCAATCAGGCTGGGTATGATGCACTGCTTGCATACCTTGAGGAGCTGTATGCAGATTTAGACAATAGTCTGACTAATACAGCCCGCATGGTGTTGTTCGCAGCAGATCAGCGTGATGCTGCCATAGCGTTACATGGCAAAGTTCAGGCAATCGGGGACTTAATAGATTTACTTAAATCTATCAGCAAGAGGGAAAAATAAATGTACAGAAATGGAACCGTTACACGCAACCGTATCTTAGAGGCGCGTGAGCAATTCAGAGACAGTTTAAAAAACGATCATGCTGCACCGCAGACTATTGTGTCAGCTCCTAATCCTGCGGCAGCTTCACAGGTAGCTCCGGCAGTTAATCCGGCACCTGCTCCGGCACCGGCTCCACAGCCTGCACCGACAGCTCAGATGGTACAGCCGTCTGAGATCCCTGTACCGGATTCATTTATTCAGACTGTAGACAAGCTTGGTCAGCTGCAGGACACTGTAGCACCTCCACAGCCACAGGAGAATCCTGAGTTAAAATCTGCGCAGGAAGAAAATGCTAAATTACAGAAAGAATTAGAAGAACTGCGTAAAGCCCGTGAGACTGATGCGCAGTCTTTACAGGAACTACAGCAATTACGTGACAAGAAACAGATTGATGACTATCTGGCAAGCATGTCAGATTTAGGCTCTATCAATCCTGATGATGCACGTAAACTTATTAGTCCGCTTTTAAAACGTCTTGATACCGTTCAGTCAGAAAATCAGAAGAAACTGCAGGAAGCTCAGTCCGCTATGGACAAGCGCCTTGCTGAACTGGACAAGCGTAACAGTGTGAACAGATCTAATCAGATGTATTCACAGATTATGAAAGCCCATCCTGATTTACAGGAACTGCAGAAGTCACAGGCTTATAAAGACGTGATGATGTCTCCTGTACAGGCAGGTTCAGCTATTACCGTAGGTGAGCTGGTTACAGCTGAACTGCGTAACGGTAATGCAGATTATGTGATTAAGGTTTTGGATACAGTAAAACAGAGAAACGCTGTACCAAACATCAATCAGATTGCCTCTGTTGGTGCGTCCTCAAGTGTGGCAGGAGCTACCGGCGGCGTGGACAACAGCGGCGACAGATTAACCCCTGAGCAGATATCGGATTTAAGATATAAGGTTCAGATCGGTGAGATGAGTCGTGATGAGTTTAGGCAAATCATGGCTCGCCATAGGGAAGCGTCAAAGCTTCATTAACTTAGAAAGGAGAAAATGAAATGCCAGCACCATTGCAGAGCGCTAGTGGATACGGTGGGTTAGACGCTACCCCTCTTGCCCGCCCTGGATACTACAATGAAATCATGGCTCGTGTATACGAGCGTGACTTCTTACCAGATATTACCAACTCAGATATTGATGAACGTGTGATCCGCTGTCATCAGCAGGTACAGATTCTGAAAGCACCTGAGGTTGGTCCATGGCGTTCAATTCAGAAAAATCAGGAGATGATTCCGTCACAGGTAACTGCCGAAGCTATCTGTTTCGAGATCTGCAACGCCGCCTACAACGACATCAAGTTTGATAAGCTTGATATTCGCTGGGCCTGTGACCGCTGGGAACAGTTCGAACAGAAATTCCTGGAGGACTGCTACGAGTCATGGGTTGCTGTACAGCGCCGCTGGGTGCTTGCAGCTATGGTTGTTGAAGCCAGCAAAGACAATCAGGGTGCCAATGCAGGTAAGCATCACGACATTGATTTAGGTTCTCGTGGTAATCCTATTTCAATCACACCATCAAACATTGCTTTCCACTTCACCAATCTGCAGCGTGTTCTTATGGAACAGCTGCGCTGGGTTGAAGGTGAGATGTTCCTGGTTCTGCCGGTTGCGTTCCGTACCACACTGGTACTGTCTGATTTCGCAAACTCCATGTGGGTAGGTGAAGCCAAGCGTACCTCTTTTGCCGTTGACGGCATGTGGGAACAGCCAATTGCAGGCTTTAACCTGATTGAGACTGTACATGCTCCTCTGGTAAAAGAGAGTGACGGACGTATCTGCTATTATGTAATTGCCGGACACCGTTCAGCCTTTGCATATGCAGCCGACATCATTGACGGACGTATCGTTTATCCGGAAAGAACATGGTCTGCTGAATACCAGATGCTCGGCGTATGGGGCGGTAAGATGCTGTATCCAGAAGCTATTGCTATTGGTTACTGGACTTTCAACCCAGGCGTTTAACAAGGAGGCTTTTAGAAAATGGCTAATATTAATTTATATCGTGGCGGTACACCAGTTGTACGTTTTATGTGGTGTGATAAAGACTTCCCACAGTTTCAGCCGCCATTCTCTCAGACCCATCAGGGCACTCAGTCTCCTTTATTTGTAGACGAACTGCCTATGGAGGAGACACCACCATACGACTCACACGCTGACGGTGCTTACAATGCCGGTAACTTTGTGCTGGGTATGCCTATTGCTCCGCGTGTTCGCGGCAATATCGCACAGCGTAAAGCTTTACAGGCTTTCAATATCGCCGTTGGTGATATAATGCAGTGTATGTGGCTGCCAGAAGATCACATCGCCACCTATGTGAACCTCAAGAGTATTACTCTGGATTCCAAGATGGCCGGTGCGACTATCGCCTTATGCGTGCAGAACGCTGTACCTGATGCAAATGGTGATTTCACCTATACAGAGGATACAGATTTTGACGCAGCAGTTACCGCACAGGTAGGAAGCAACAGCTTTAACGTGGCCGAGCCTTTCAATGCTTTCGTGTCACTGTTCAAAGTTGACGGCGACTATGCTGTACCTATGTACAGTTCACCTGCTCTGCCAGCTAAGGATAGTTCTTCTTCCGTAACTTTCCCTACTTACAAGGTGTTCGGAATTAAGGTTCTGTCTTTACCTACAGACAATACTGTAACATTCGCTGACATGATGAAAGCTATCTATCTTTCTGTAAGAATGGAAGCTTTTGAATGCCCATCTGCTCTCTAATCTAAGGAGGTACTTATGGCTGAACCATTACAGTTCGACGGCCTGCCACGCTGCCCTGCAGGGAAGTTAGGCAGAGATACTACTGACTTGCCACGTAAAATCAGTGCACTTCGTATGCCTAAACCAGAGGCCGCTGAGAGCACTGTAAAGCGCGGCAGTTCACGTAGACGTTAATCAGCTATGCATGGAGGGATATTATGCAGGCGTCACAATTACAGGCAAACATGCGGCAAGATCGTTTAAACGGCGACACGTTCACTGAGTCGTATGCTGAGAGTTATGCACGGTTACAGGCACTGAATCCTAGCAACACTACTGTGCTGCCACGTTCACCTTGTATCCGTGTTAAAAAGACAGGTGTTATATGGCCATGGTCAGAAGAGTTCGCAGCCAGACCAGACTTATGTGAGTGCTGTAATGAAGATGGTACCCCATGGGTTGACAATACACCTGTTGCTGCACCTGAACCTGTACAGGTGAACGGCGTAATTGAGCGTCCAAAGATTAACAACGAGCACACAATAGCGGTAGGACAGGCAAGTGAGAAACTGGGCGTAGATGCGTCTTTTTCGCAGGATTTCTCAGTAGCAGACGGTACAACCCGTGAGGCTATGCCGCTGCCTGAGCAGAAATCTTCTGTACCTGTTGGTGCTATCATTGATGCAATGTTTGACAATCAGATGAATAAATAAAAACCAGGAGATCTTATGGCTGCGCTGCAACGTTTGGCACGTCAAGTCAGTATTGATTTGAATGATTATGCACCAGGCCATGAGTTCACCACATGGTCCGAAGAGCAGATAAATGCGTATCTGATTGAGGGCTTGCAAGTTGCCTTTTCTTTCCGTCCTGATTTATTTTTACATTCCGTCGTAGTAGAACTGGAAGCAGGGACCAATATTCAGCGTCCCTGCAACTGCACAGTAATCAGGCGCGTCTATGGTATCTCTACTAAAGACGGTCGATTGCTGTACGGTCTGCGCAAGCGCAAGAGTTCAGAACGTCTGCAGTGGTATGGTAAGACCTGTCCTGCAGATCCTGCGCATTATCACGCCCGTGATTACTATATAGATTCTCAGGAAGATACCTTTTTCATAGAGCCAGCACCGCCTGTAGGACAGACAACCTATGCACTGATTGAGTGTGCGCAGGCTCCTACGGCTGAGGACTTAAATAATGGCTATGAGATACCGGTTGAGCTGGAAGCTCCTGCAATTCAGTGGGCTTTGTACCGTGCCAAAATGATAGACGGGGAGAATAATTCTACTATCTATCAGGTAGCCAATGCGCACAAGCAGACCTGCTTTGACCTGCTGAGAATTCAGGCAGCCACTAATGACGCCATCGAGGTAGATCATGACACACCTGGAACTACACAGGTAAGGGTAGCAAACAATGGCTAATATAGTATTTGAGAATACCCCTAAAGTACCTATCAGTGAGTTCTTAGATGAGCTTGCCTATGAGTTCACAGATGCTCCGTATGGACTGCTGGAGCATTGTCTAAAGCGTGTAGTCTGTAAAATCTGCGAGCAGACTAATATCATGCGCAGAACTGTGTACTTAGAAACTCAGTGCAATGTGCATAACTATATCTTAGAACCGCCTGACTGCATGGAAGTGATAGCGATTATGTCAATCTGCTACTGTAAAAGCAGATTCCTGCATGGTCCTTTGTACAGACTGACATCTCCTGTCTGTACCTGCTGCTGTTTTGACAACACTGTACATGTGGATAAAGGTGAGATTGTGTTCTCAGCTCCGAAGTCAGGTACTATGTTCAAAATAGAACTGTCAGTTAAGCCTACACAGGACGCCTGTGAGATTGACAGTATCCTGTTAACTGACCATGCTGATTTAGTCGTGCAAGGTGTACGTGCCATGATGTTCAGTATGATAGATAAGCCGTGGTCAAGTCTGCAGCGGTCACAGCTTGAGGAGCAGGCCTTTAAGAGGGCCTGTGCTGAGGCTGCTGTAGATACTATGTTAGGACATCAGCGCGGTGTAATGCGTGTGAAAAAACAGAGGATTATCTAATGGCTACTAACAGATGCAGAAATACCGTAAAGGTCCTAGACTGCGGCAGTGAGTTAGAGAATGAGCATACTATAGTTTATGAACCGTTTGAGGTTTGTTTACCGTTTGGTCGCAAGCTGGTGTGGGATGGGCAGGGGCTGCGTCTGCAGGAGAACGTAGTCCTGGCAGACGGACAGTATGGCGTGATAACTGTCCAGAATGGCTGTATTACTGACGCTGTCGCACAGCCTGTCTGCGAGTATACTGCTCAGCCATGCACACCGGCAGCGACCCCCTGCGGCGACAGTTCAGGCAGTATCTCACTACAGCCAGGTGCCGACAATCTTCTGAACTATGACGCCTCAGGGCGTTTAGGTGCCTCGCTTACTTATGAGACTAACACTGAGGGCTTGTCCATTACAGGTTACGGCACGGCCGCAAGTCCGCTTGTAATTGATTACACACCCGGAGATTCTGAGAAGACTTATCTGCAGAGCGGGACACCGACTATTCTGCCGGTAGCTGGCAGCGGTTCAGATACAGATCCATATTTCATAAGCCATGAGGAGTCAGTACTTGGAGCTGGCACTTACGGCAATTTCACCATAGACGCCTTTGGACATATCATAGGTTACGAGGAGCAGACTTTAGCGGTTACTTCCGTAGTAGCAGGTGACGGTCTGGTGGTATCCAAGGCAGGAACTATTTACACCGTAGGCATGGAGCGTAAGACTACCAGCGGTACATACCGTCTTGGCGGTTACGATATGACATTTGATGGGCAGGGCACACTGAGCGGGACAGCGCAGGCTATAAGTTTACCGGTCGATCCGGATACAGGACTTATTACCTATGATCCTACCTATACTACATTCACGTTTAATGAGTACGGCAATCTGGTAAGTACTACAGCCCGTACTGATGTAGCTGACGACCAGTTTGCCGAGGTGTTCTATTCAGGCAGAAATACCACAGCCATGACTGTAGCTACTACTAAGTCGGCTTATTTCAAGATAACCTATCGCGGCAGATTGACTACGACTGTAACAGCAAGTCAGGTACCGGCAGGCTACGGCTCTCTGCCTAGTCCTTATACGGTAACTATCAATAACAGACAAGTAAGTGCGCTTGTCCACTATGTGATAATTCCGACTGTTTCGACCACTACGACTGTTCTGCATGTCTATATAGATGAGATTGTAGTTATTACAGATGCGTACTATGGTGCAGGTTCTTACACAGTTTCCCTTAACTGTAGTACGGAGGACTTCACATTCCCTGACAATGCCATAATGACCGTTGAACTGATAGCGAGGAGCTAATGCCGATTATCTCTAATTTCGGCGGGATTATCCCACGTGCAGCGTGGCATGATTTACCGCTGAGCAATGCGACTATAGCGCACAATGTCAAGCTGCGCAACGGTAAGCTTGAGCCTTGGCGTGAGCGTTTAGCGGTTGGTGCATCTGTGACCGATGCGGTCTGTGTGTGGTATCATGGCTGCTGCTATTACACCTTTGACAAGTGTGTAGACATGGCTGAGTATGTCA